CGCATGCGTTCCCTCCGCAGGATGCGTCAGGCGTACATCAGATCAGGTAGTTGGATCAGCGCGGGCCGCCAGCGAAGTGCCAGAAGATCAACAGCACCTCCAGGCCGGTGGTCGCGGTGGTGTCGAACTGGATGGTGTCCTCGGCGGTGATCTTGAGTTCGTCCACCAGGTCGTCCACGCCCGACCCCGACGCGGCGCCGGTCGCCAGCGAGAAGGCCGCCACCACGACGTCGTACGGGCTGATGCCCGTGACCGTGATGTTCGTGTCCGCGGCCGCACCGGCCACGCGCGCGAACTTCAACTGCGCCTGGCCCGTGGCCATGCGCTGGCCGACCGTCTTGGCTTCTCCCAGGTTCTCCGTCGCCATTGCGTGCGTCCTCCAGGTGGTGCGATCTGCGGGTGCTGCTGCTTCTGGTGGTGTCTGGTATGTGCCTGGGCAGCTGCTGCGGTGCTGCCCAGGCTACCAGTCAGGATCAGCCGAGGCCGGCGGTCGGGATGTCGAACGCGAGCACGCCCGCGCTGGGATCCCCGTACTTGGTGTCGCAGCGGGCGGACACCACGAAGGACGTGGCGCCCTCGCGCGGATCCCGCCACTTCTCGATGCGGACCCGGCGGTGCCAGCCGACGATCAGGTTCATCGGATCGACCAGGAGCGCGAACCGCTCCCAGTTGACCGACACCGTGTTGACGTTGTCGGACCCGGTGGCGACCGGCACCTCGCGCACCGGGATGCCCCGGAACGCCAGACGCGCGTTCATGTTCTCCATCACGGCCTGGTCGCCCAGGCCGGTGCCGCGTGCCGCCAGCGACGCCTGGTACTTGTCGCGGTGGAACACCGGGACGTAGAACCGCAGGCGGGTGTAGTCCCGGCGGTAGCGGGCCGGCAGCGACTCGACCATCTTCGCGAAGAGGCCGTCGTAGGTCGTCGGGCCGCCCGAGGCGTCCGTGTCGATCTTCTGTGCCGCGGGGAAGTTGTCCTGGGCCTGGGCGATCCAGCCGTTGATCAGATCCAGGTAGGTGTCTTCGGCGCCGGTCCGGTCGGTGTCGCCCTTCCAGAACAGCTCTTCGATGTCGCGGCCCACGCCCTCCGCGACCATGGCCATGATCGTGTCGGCCATGCGGTCCTTCTCGATGTTGTCTTCGAACACCTCGTCGGACACGGGCACCTCGCCCTTGACCAGCACGGTGCTCAGGCTGGCCAGTCCGGTGGTCGGCTTCACGCGGTCGCCGTCCACCAGGCGCGTGCCTTCCGTACCGGGCTTCAGGATGCGGGACCCGAACGACAGCCGCGGGACTTCGAACGACGGGCTGTTGCTGAACTCGTTCCGGGCCTCCTTGACCATCGTGGTGTAGTCGATGGCGACCCGCAGGAAGGACTCCGACTGCTGCGGCGACAGCAACCCGCCGTCGGTGCCGCCGGTCAGGTCCGACGTTACCAGCGTGGCCTTTTCGAGCCACTCCTGATTGGGCTGCGTGCTCATCTTGCCGCTCCTCACCGGGCCGTCATGGCCCGCCGTTCATGGGTTCCGTGGTGGTTGATCAGCGCCGCGCCGGCATCTTGGGGCCGTTGCTCATGATGCCGGCGAAGGCGTCCCGCGCCGTGTCGCGGCTGATCGGCTTGGGCGCCGACTTGGTGACCGGCACGCCGGTCGCCTGGGCACTGGCGGGGCGCGCCGACTTTTCGAAGGACGTCCGCAGGCCGTCGTAGGCCGACGCCAGCTTCGCGTGCGCCTCGGTCAGGGCCTTGATCTGCTCCTCCATGGCCTTCATCCGGCCGGTCCCGCGTGCGTACATCTCGTCCTCCTCCTCGGGGTGCATGCCGGGGCCCATCTTGGCCACGTCGGCCGCCGGGGCCGGCGTCGCGGGCGCGGCGACGGCCGCGCTGGGGGCCGCACCGGGCTGGCCCTTGAAAACGTCGGGCTGCTCAGGCTGGGCGCCGCCGGCCGGATCGCCGCCGTAGGTGCCCGTGGCCTGCTTGGCCATCTCGGCCGCCGCGGCTTTCTTCTTCTCTTCCTCGTCCTCGGGCTTGAACGGGGGCGCCGCGCCGGGGAAGGGCTTGGCCTTGAGGGTTACGCGCAGGCCGACCATCTTGCCCACCGTGTTGACGGCGTCGATCGCCGCGGGCGGCAGATCCAGGCCCGCCTCGCCGCCGGCCTTCACCAGCGCGTCCAGCAGCCCCACCGTCGCCTTCTCCAGTTCTGCCGCGTTGACCGACATGCCTGCCTCCTGGGACTTCATGATGAGCCACTTGCGCCGCGTCGCCGGGCTGTCCACGCCGTCCACGCGATCCACGTCCAGGTCCACCAGTTCGCTGGCCCCTTGGTCGATCAGTTCTTCCGCAGCGCGGTCGGCCATCTCTGATGTCAAGAGGATCGCGCCCGAGTCTCGCTGTCAAGCCCCTTTGATGATCAGGCCGCCGATTGCCGTGCCGCCGCCGCCTTCTTGCGCGCGTAGCCCTGGATGGACAGGCCCGTGTAGGCGCCGCCCTTGATCATGTTCCAGGCGTTCTCCGACCAGATCACGCCCAGCAGCCAGTCACCCGCCTTGACCGTTTCGCCGCCGATGTGCCAGTCCGGTCCGCGGTAGATGTAGGACTCCACGACGGTGCCCGCGCCGTCCGTCCCCTTGCGGTGCATGAGGCCGATCTTGCGCCCGCCCTTGGCGTACTCCCAGGCCGTCTCCTCGACCTGGGCCGCCGTCGCGAAGTCCTTGTGCGCGTCGATCTGGTTGGCCGGGTAGGCGACCGACAGCGTGTACCGCTGCTCCTGCAGCGCCTTGATCACGCGCATCGCGGTGGCCTGCTTGGGCCCCGCGGCCGCCGCAGCTGCCGGCGCGGCCTTGGCCATCGACACGCCCTCCTCCTCGTCGCCCTCCGGGATCGCGTGGCCCGCGCCAGGACCCGGCTGGATCCGCTGATCCTCTTCCGCGGGATCGGGGACGGTCGAAGGCAGCGCGTCCTTCTCGGGCCAACGGTACTCGGTGGCTGCCGTCTGGAACCAGTGCGTGATCCGGTGCGCCATGTCGCGATGCGGGGCGCAGGTCAGCATGCGCGCGCCACGATCGCCCCACGTGTAGGTGTAGTGCCCCACGCCGTTGCAGAACGCGCAGCGGTCGCTGGTGTCGCCGGCCATTGCCTTGGCCATCTGGTCCAGGTGCGTCATCGCCTGGTCGCGGTTGGTGTCCAGCATCTTGGCCAGCCGCTCCTTGTCCTCGTCGGGCACCTCGCTGGGCAGCCAGTACGGCTTGCCGCCGCGCGCGTGCCCTGCGGGCTTGAGCCCTTGCTGCGGTGCGATGCGTCCACCCGACGCCAGGTCGGTGGTGGTGAAGGTTGCCTTGGTCTTCTCGCCGGCCTGCGTCTGCAGCCACGCGCAGAACGCCTCGGGATCGTCCTTGTCCTGGTTGCCGGCCACGCAGTCCGCGAAGTCGGTGAAGCCGGCGAACGGCTTCCCGACGGGCACGGGGTCGTCCGCGCGCTTTGCGACGGCGCCCGCCAGCGCGTACGCGCTGGCCAGTCGGAACATGGCCGACCAGGCGGTGGCGTGGATCTCGCCGCACGTCACGGGGAACGTGTCCACCTCCAACTGCACGGGCCGACCGGCCTGCACGTAGGCCAGGGTGATGTGCGGGTCGAAGCCGTGGTCGCGCTTGATCGGCAACCCCACGTCGTCCAAGCGCCGCACGAGGTCCGCGCGCAGGTCGGCCAGGCCCGGGCTGTCGAACGACAGGTGGATGACGTCGCGACCCTCGCTGCTGGCGCTGGCGTTGAAGCGGCCCCAGCCGGACACCAGACCGGCAACCGGCGGATGGGCCTTGGCGCAGTCCGCCACCACGGCCTCCATCAGCGCAGCTGCCCCGGTCGGCAGATCCTGGACCTTGCCCAAGTAGGCCAGCGTCACGTGCATCTCGTCGGCCGGCGTCGCGCCGTCCACGTCGGCCAGCGCCAGCTGGTCTGCGAGCGCCTTGGGGATCGGCAGGATGACGGCAAGCCCACTGTCCGGTGGCGCGGCGCGAACGCTCATGCCACCACTAGATCATGGCGACTCTCGCCCGACAATCGGCTACCGTGCGCGTCATGCAAGGACCCTCGATCTGGCTGCGCATCCGTCTGTGGCTTTGCCGCTGGCCTGGGTGGCACAGCGTGGACTTGGACGAGCCCACGCCCGTGGACTCCATCCACTACCCGGACATCCCGCGCGGCGAATGCCGGCTGTGCGGCTACCGCGGCCTGGTCGATTCCCAGGGCAACCTGTTCTGACCTACGATCACCGCATGGGACAGTTCCGCAAGAAGCCGGTCGTGGTGGAAGCCGTCGAGGTCGTTGCTGCACTGCAGGCCGCAGCCAACAACTGGACCGGCCTGCCGCAGTGGCTGCGCGCGGCCTACGACGCCGGGCTGATCGTCTTCGCGCGGGACCACGTGTCCATCCGCACGGCCGAGGGGACGATGATGGGACGGCCAGGGGACTGGATCATCCGCGGGATCGCGGGCGAGTTGTACCCGTGCGCCGGTCCGATCTTTGCCGCCACATACGAGCCGGTGGCGTAGGTGCCGCGCCCCCTCCGTGTTGATGGCCTGCCGGTCGGCAGCGGTCGCCCGCGCATGGCACCCGTGACGTTGCACCTGCGGCCGGACCAGTACGAGCGGCTCAAGGCGCTGGCAGCTGCGCGCGGCGTGTCGATGGTCAGCGTGGTGCGCGAGGCCATCGAGGCGATCCTGGGGCAGCACAAGTGAAGTGCCTGCTGGACCGGCATGCCTGGGTCTTGCGCGTGGCGCGCGGTGGCCACTTCGTTTTCGTCTGCCTGTCCTGCGGGGCGCCACGACCGTGACGGACGGAACCCCGCGTCTGATCCCCGCGTCCATGCCCAAGCGCCCGCACCTGCTGGTGCTGCCAGACATTGGCCGCGATGCCCAGGTCAACTGCCAGGGCTGCAGCGCACCGTGCTGCACCAGCGCCGACCGCCTGGTGCTGATCCAACCGGGCGATCCGCCGCTGCCGGTGAACACCTGGACCATGACGCTGCCCGATGGTCGGCAGGAGGCCGTGCTGATCCTGGCGCGCCACCCCGTGACCCAGGCGTGCGTCTTCCTGGGCCCCGGGGGCGCGTGCACGATCTACGACCGGCGGCCCAAAATCTGCCGCAGCTACGATTGCCGCCTGGACGACGGGCTGGCCGCCTTCGCTGCCCAGCGGTTCCCGCCGCCCAAGCCGTCGTGCGACCTGTGCGGCGGGGAGCCTTGCCGTGCCGGGCACACCGGATGACCTAGGGCGCGGCCAGTTCGATCTCGATGCTGTACAGCGGTTGCAGGTTGGGAGGTAGCCCGAGTGCGCCGCTAGTGCCGCCCCCGTCCAGGCGACAGGATGCCTCACACGGGATGCCGGTGCAAGACGCCGCGCCTTGACGGGCTAGCCCGACCTGCATAACATGCAGGCATGCATTGCGACGCCTGACGCAACCGTCGAAGCGCAGCCCCTGCGGCACTACGTGATCGTCCGCCGCGACCTCCCCTGGGGACTGCAGGCCGCCAACATCGTGCACGCCGCGGGCGAATCTTCCCCCGGTGATCTGCCGCGCGGGACGTACGCCGTCTGTCTGCACGCGCAAGACGACGCCAACCTGCGCGCGATCGCGCAGCAGTTGCGCGCGGCCGACATCCCGTACCGCGCCATCTGCGAGCCCGACCCGCCCTGGTGCGGGCAGATCATGGCCGTCGGCATCGCCCCTACCAGGGACATGCACGGCGGCCGGCTACGGTCGATCATCGGCGCGCTGCCGCTGGTCAAGGAGGCGACCACGTCCTAACGCACACGCATCCGGGCGCGCGGGGCTACGATCCCGCCGGTCGTCAACGTCCGCTGGGGTGCAAGCCCCTGGGCGCCCACCATGGGGTCATGGTGTAGGAGCAGCACGCGCAGACTAATGACCTGCGAAGACCTGGCGCGACTCCAGGTGACCCCGCCAACTACTTCTTGACGGCCTTCTTGATCCGCTTGATCACACGTCCGGCCTCGGCCTGGATGTTGTCCCACAGCCGCTTGAGGGTGCTGTCCTTGATCGTCAGCGTCACCGGGTAGGCGGGGATCGGATTGCCCGCGCCGTCCACGTCGATGCTGACGACGATGCGCGTGCCGCCCTTGATACGCTCGATCTTGCTGATTTTGACTTCGGGGTGGATGTCCATGCCCATGATCCTCTAACGCAACGGGCGCCCGATCAAGGCGCCCGTCAGTTGCTGGTCCCCGGCAGCTGCTACCGGGGTTCCGCCCTCTAGAGGCGTTCAGGCCGCCAACCGCGGCGCGCGCGTCGGATATGGCCCGTAGGATGTCCTAGCCGGCACTCGGGCGCAAGGGTACGCTCCAGCACATGGACCCAGTCCTCGCCCAGCGGTGCCCGACCTGCCACGCCAAGCCCCGTGTCCCGTGTCACGAGGCTGGCAACCACCCGGACCGCGTTGCGCTGGCCAAGGCGACCGGCGCCAACGTGGACGCGGCCGTGATCGTCACGCCGTACGCAGCGCCATCGTCATCCGACGACGACGGCTCTGCCTCGGCCCCGATCGTGGACCGCCCGGGATCCGGCGCCAATCTGGACTGACCGGCCAGGCGCCCCTTGCCGACGGTGCACCCGGCGCAGCGCGTGGACCGCAGATCAGCCGACGCGATAGCCGCGACCCCGGCGCCACGGATCCGCATGTTGGCGATCCTGTAGCGCAGCACGCAGGCGCGCTCGGTCAGCCGGGCGCTGTAGGGCTCACAGGGCACCAGGTCCGGCAGGACGACCAGCCTGGGCATCAAGGCGCCACCGACGCGGACACGTTGCACCGACACAGCGGATGGGCTGGGGGGTGCATGTCACCCGACGTAAACGTCTCACCGATCGGGATGGGGCCCTCCGCTTCATTGGCCGCGCAGATGTCGTCCACGTCGTCGTCCCCCACCGTGATCCAGATTTTGCCGGTGATCCCCGCCTGCTCGTACGCCAACTGCGTTGCCGTGGACGCCGCGCGGTTCCACTCGGTCACCGCAATCATGTTGGACCGAAAGGATGACATCCCCTCCCACTCGTCCCGCAGGACCCGCGCGAACTCTTCGAAGGTGTCCGCGCGCTGCATGACGTCCCGCATCAGACCCTGCAGGGCGTCGCGCGCGTTGCTGTTGATGCCGGCGATGTCCCCGAACGTGGACCGGATGGCCGCGTCGAAGACGTCGGGGTCGAAGCGCAGGCGCACGTCGATGTCACCCGCGGCTGCGTCGAAGCCCGCCTTGCCAGCCTGGCGCTGCAGCTGCCGGACAAGCTCCTGGATGGCCCGCCAGGACAGGGCGTCCGGCAGATCCAGTTCGATGTCGTCCGAGTCCAGGGCCTTGCGGATGACGTAGCTGTCACCACCAAGGGCGCCAACCACGCGCCCCCCACTGGACCGGTCCCAGGCCGCAGGCAGCGGCGCGCGCTTCTCGACCTGGTGCAGATTGCGCCGGGCCCAGGCCGCCCAGTCCACCCGCTTGAAGGGGTCGCGGTAGGCGGACAGCAGCCGTTGCTGCCAGGTCCGGGTGGGTCGCAGCTGGCGCGCCACGGCCGACTTGGCCACGCTGGCGTGCAGAGCCCACAGGGCCCTGTGCTCCCCCGACTGCGCCCAGTAGCCCGCTGGTTCCCGACGCGGCATGGTCCCCTTAGTGCTGCGAGTCCACGTCATTGCCGTTGGCCAGCACGCGGACCCGCTTCCCGAGTGGGCCGTGCCCCAGCATCTCGCGCGCCTTGCGCTCAGTCAGCATCCCGCGGACTTCGTCCAGCTGGCGCGTGAGGGTATCGGCCAGTTCCGGCTTGGCGTGGGCCTGTGCGGGCGGGATCACGGTGGCGTGCCCCAGTTCACCCAGCGCCCGCCGCGGCAGGTCACCCAGCGCCACGACCAGGCCGGGGCCCAGGCGCCGGATCTCGCCGTGCAGCCACGGCTGCCAGCGGTTCAGGTCGGCGTCGGTCGGGTTGCACGGCTCGCCCACGATGTCCCGGGTGATCTCAGGCACGGCCATGACGATCGCCACGTCCTCCTCGTTCAGCCCCAGGCCCAGCGGGTCCAGATAGCGGTGCACCAGGGTGTCCAGTTCGTAGCCCGACATCGGACTGCCGGCATCGACGTCCTGACTCCCCGGGCACAGGCCGACCAGGACGACCTTCGCGCCGGGCTGCCCGAACGTCGGGACCTGCGGGTTTAGCGGCCGATCGTCCTTGGCGACCTTGGCCGGCAGCTTGAGCGGCGCCTTGCCGTTGGTCTTGGCCTGCGCCTTGGCGGCCGCCGGCACCTGGACCTCCGTGTCCACCGGCAGCGGCTGCGGCTGCTGTGGCTTGGGCTTGCCGGACTGGATGGCGCGCGCGACCTCCCCGCGCAGCGTGCGCACGACCTCCTCCGCGGACCGCGCGCCCAGGCCCGTGTCGATGGGCTGGCCGTTCATGTACTTCCGGTCCATGTTGGGGTCGTCGTCCGGGTCGCGGCCCAGTTCCGCCCGCGCCTCGTTGGGGGACAGGATCGCCAGCTTGACGGACTCGGTCGCGATCTTGAGGGACAGTTCCGTCTCCTCCCAGTCCAGGTCGGCCAGCGTGAAGGCCCAGCCCTGCAGGTTGTAGCCGGCGGGACCGAACAGCGTCTTGCCCAGGCGGTGCTCGATCGTCGTCTGGATCGGCTCCACCACGCCGTGCCGGTACGCCTTCATCATCTCGGACGCCGCGGATCCGCCCAGCGATCCCAGTTCGGCGTAGCCGATCCGGTAGGGCGGGACGCTGTGGGCCACCATGATGGACTTGACCAGCGCCAACCGGCGCTCCTTGAAGCCCTGCTCGCGCGGGGCGACCGCCAGATCCTCCACCTGGACCTTTGCCGTGCCCGGAAGCTCCGCGACCATGTTGGTGTGCTGCCGTCCGCGCGCGTCCTTGAGGGTCTTGTCGATCTCGTTGACCACCTCAGGGATGGGCACGTCCGACGACAGGAAGACCAACTTGGACATGACGCCGGCCGTTTCGTAGAAGCTGATGTTGTAGTCCCGATTGGCCGCGTACTCGGCCAGGGTCGGCATGCCGGCGATGTAGTCCAGCATCCCGTAGAACGTGGACCGCGGGCTGTAGCGGCGGAAGGTGATCAACTCGCTGGCGGGGGCATGATCGGGCTGCCTGGCCAGACCGGACGGCATCCCGAACACGCTGCCCTGCGGCTGGTCCAGGGCGTCCTGCGTCAGTGCCGCGGCGGCCTGATCCGACAACCACTCGCCAGTGATCGCGTCCAGCGTGCGCTCGACTCCAAACCGCTTGAAGTACCGGACCTGTGCGTTGCGCACCTGGACGAAGATGTCCGGGGACCGCGTGGCGCGCAGGGTGTGGGCCGGGATCGGGTAGGCCGCGCCGATCGTCTTGTCCTGGTTGCGCACTACCTCCCACCCGGAGTACCCGATCGTCACCAGTTCCCAGGCCGCCTGCAGCAGCAGTTCCTGGAAGGTGTAGTCCGGGCAGATGTCCTCCAGCGCCGCGACCACGGCGTCCTTTGGTTCGGCTGCTGCCTGCTCGTCGTCGGACGTGAACTCCCAGCCGCGCCCAACGCTGTCCGTCGCCTTGGCCAACAGGCAGGCGCTGTGGACCTCGTTTGTCTCCGCAGCTACCAGCAGCCGCTCCGGGTCGTACGGCGGCTCGATGGCCATGCCCGCCGCGTAGAGGGTCGCGAACTCGTCCGGCAGCTGACGCGACGCCGGCTGTGCGTCGCCGGCCGACTTGCTGATCCGACTGCGCAGCCCTTCGTACGTCCGCTCCGTCGCGCCCACGGGCCGCGCACCTGCGCCGTTTGATGCCCCACCACCGAACAGCGACCGCAGGTTGTCCAGCACGCCCATGACTGTGACGGTATCTCAACTGCGGCGGACTGTGAACTTGCGCGCAGCGCCCAGCACTTCGCGGCAGACGGACAGGCTGGCGGTGTCCACCTGGTCGTCGTGCTCGCCGTCCGGGAACGACACCAGTTCGTCCTCCCAGTCGTGCAGCCATGGCATGCCGGCGGGCCAGTAGACGGCGCCGGCCTTCATGCGGGTGCAGAACGGGATGAACCGGCTGACCTTGTCGGCGTCGGGGCGCACCGCCATGATTGGCAGCCCCTGTCGGACCATGGCCTGGATCAGCGCCAACTGGTACCCGACTTGTTCGATCGCGATCATGGCAGGCGACCACTTGGCCCAGGCGCCCGTGATCAGCGCCGGTTGGTCTGGCCCCTCGAAACGCCCACGCACGCGGTCCAGCAGCAGCAGGTCCAGGTCGGGGGTCGCAGCCCAGGTGCTTACCACGGTGTAGTCCGCGGATGCCTTGACGCTGGCTGCCAGGTCAACGGTCTGGAAGACGCGGCAGGTGTTGCGCGGGATTCGCTTGATGCTGCCGTCCGTCTTGACGCAGACGAAGGTTACGCCCAACGCCTCGGGCTCACCCTGGTTGGCGCCCAACGCCTTGACGACGTCCCGCGCCTGCTGGGTGGTCTTGGCCGCGCCGGCCGGGTTCTCGATGGTGAAGTACTGGAACCAGGACTGCTGGCACAAGGCGCCGCCGGGCGCTTCGAACTGGGCCAGGTACTCCTGGCGGAAGATTTTGGGCGGGGATTCCTGCTGCGCCTTGTCCACCTCGGACTGCGGAAAGGTCGGGTTGTCCGCGGACGGCCGCTGCCAGCGCGCCCAGTTGGGCAGGCGCCCAGCCTGCTCGTACAGCTGCCAGAACCAGTTGCGACCCTTGGGGCTGCTGATGAAGAACGCCCAGCCCTGGCGGTCCACCAGCGCAGGGCGCACACCCTGTTCCCAGGCGTCCCGGCTGCAGTGCGCGGCCTCGTCTATGACCACGCCGTCCAGACCCTCGCCGCGCAGACTGTCCGGGTTGTCGGCCGATTTGACCGTGATCGCGCCGCCGCCGGGCAGGACGATCCGCTTGTCCACTTCTGACTTGCTGACCCATCCCTCGCGCAGGGCCGCCTTGAGGTCGCGCCAGATGGCCTTGGCCACGCCGTGGGTGGTGGTGACCCACCAGATGTTGCCACCCTGCAGCGCGCCGATGTGCTGCCCGCGGTGCGCGCCGTGTCCCTCGATCACGCAGATGAGGCCGGTCAGGGTCTTTCCCCAGCGGCGTCCAGCTGTCAGCACCTTGTTGCGGGCAGGATGCAGCAGCACCGGGACCTGGTGCGGCAGTGGTGCCGGCAGGATGATGCGCCGGCCGGACAGCCCGCCGATGACCCTGGCTGCTTCCGGCGTCTCGGCTTCGATCTGCTCACCATCGGGCCCGTAGACCTGGACGTCGCCGTCCGATGTCTCCGCGACGATTGCGCCGCGCTGGTCGTTGGGCTCCACGGGTCCTGGCATGCCGCCAGTCTACTCGGCCTGCTGTAGTAGCAGCACGCACAGCCCGATGCATTCGTTGCAGATCGTGTGGGCCCCGTTGGTCACCAGGCGCTTGACCTCGCGCTTTGGCTTGCCGCAGAAGCAGCAACGCCGCCCGTCGGCCTGCATGTCGTGCAGCACCTTGGCTGCGTCCTCGATCTTGTCGTCGTCGGTCACGGCGGGATTCGGTTCCCGCTGCGTCCCGATCCTCGTAGCGCGTGCATGGCCTGGATCGCGCGTAGCTCGCGGCGGATCCGCCAACTGGTCGCCGCTGCCAACGCGAGCACGAGGATCGGTATTGCGACCTGCAGCGGCCACAACCATGGAACGACGCGGATGACCCATGGCATGAACATGATGGGGGCTGTCAGCCACATGATCCGCGGCCACACGGTCCACGTCTCGATCAGACGCTCGACAGTCGCGCGCAGGCGGTGCATCGGGCCTCCTTCGGCGGGTCGGTCTTGGCTTGCGGCGAGAAATCCTGGATGACCCAGCCGCACAGCAGTTGCAATCCGTCTGACGTCGCGCGGCGCCGGACGTGCTTGCCGGGGACATGCCACTTGCCCGACGTCTGGGCCTGGATCCAGACGATCACGACGGAGGCACGATCCGCGGCCGGAAGTGATCCAGGATCCGCATGGCCAGGCCCATGGCGGCCTGCTGGTTGATCTCGACGTACTGCGCCGGTTGATCGAAGGACAGGCGCAGGCTGTCCGCGCCCAGCGCGACGTGCATGGCCGGCTGCGGCCCGACCACGACGCCGGGCTGCGTGATCGCCGCGGGATCGTCCGGCGCCTCCATCGAGTCTGGCATCTGCGGATCGCCGCCCACCCGTCGCGGTTGATGCGTCTTGTTCCAGGCGGCCTCGCGCGCGATCAGCCCTGGCCCCGCGCTGCAGTGCGGGCATGCGTCGTCCATCTCGCGCCCTGGCGCCCAGCCGGATCCGCCGCAGTGTGTGCAGACCGTCACGCCTTGCCCCCGACCAGCGCGTCCAGGATCCGCTGCAGCTGCGCCGCCAGCATGTCCAGGCGGTCCTCAATCCGGCGCAGGCGGTCGTCCGGTTGCAGCCTGGGCCACGCCAGGTCATTCGTCGGCAGTTGAGGCATCGGCAACAAGGACGGCGGGTAGAGCGGAACTGACGTTGCGATCAGGCAGTCGTCGCACCACCCTGGCAACCCCGGCACCTGCGTCAGCACGTTGACGGCACGGCCGCAATTGCCGCACCGCAACCCGCCGGTCGTAGTCTCGGTCGCCATCAGTCCTGCTCCTCGCCAGCTTCAGCATCTGCCGCCTGCTGGGATCTCCAGTCCTGGGTGTAGACGATCTGCAGCGGGGCGCCACCAGGCCCGCTGTGTTCCACCTTGTCCCGTGGGCCCCACCGATCGGCGTGCCGGCGTCCGAGGAAGTCGCGGGCCGCGCGCCAGTCCGACGGGATGTGCTGCTGCCAGTTGGCGACGATCCTGGCCTCGGCGTCAGCCTCGGCCTTGAGTACCGCCTGCCGAAAATTGGCATAGGGCTGCTTGCCCTGACCTCCCTTGATCATCCACTGCCGCAGGGTCCCGTAGTCGATCCCGGCGTAACCGCAGCAGGCTTCGTAGAAATTGCCGACGCGCAGGGCTTCCAAGAAACGGTCCTGGACTTCCTGGGTCAACTTGGTCGGTCGCCCGTGCGGTAGCACGCCTGGGACCTTGGTGTTGCCTGTCGGTTTTGCCACAGCGCCTCCATCATGCCTGTCTGTCACGTGCGCGCGCAAGCCTGCGGTGAATCTGCTCACTTGACACGCTTGGCCGGCGGGCGATCACGTACTGCCTGGGTCGGGTCTGTTGTCGGATCACTGGCTCTGTCCCTTGCGCTGTCGCCTGGTCCTGCGGTCGCCGTGGTCCAGGATGTGCCAACCATCTGGCCCGGCCGCGGCTAGGTACTGGTCGGTGTGCGCAGTGTTCTTGGTGGTGTAGATCGGGCGCCGGACGCCACTAGCAACCCCGCACTCGGAGCAGACTACGACAGGGCCGCGGTAGTAGGCCAAGGCGTATGTCCCGTCCGCTGTGGACGACCAGATGCGCACCTTGGTCAGGCGAATGGTCCGCTGGATCAGCCCGCGACGGCGCTTGACCGGCCCCCGTTGCTGCATGGACGCAGGACACCTGCCGCACCAGACCTGCAAGCCCTTGGTGGCCGGTGGGTGTGGTAGGCCGGCCAGGGCCATGAGACTGGCGACGCGGTCGGACAACCGCGGCCCGTAGCTGGTGGCGACGTGGTGGCTCACTTGCGGCCCTTTCGGACGCGGACGACGATGCCGCCCAGCGCCTCGGTGACCTGCTGCTGGATCCACGCCTTGCCGCCTCGGCGCCCAGCCATGGCGACGGCCCGCCGCAGGTCGTACGCCGCTACGGCCCATGTGTTGCCGTGCGCTACCAGCACTTGGCGCTGCCGTGCCCTGCCCTGGCACTGGCCGCAGTAGACGAGGTTCGTGTAGACCGCGGTGCAGCTGGGCTTGCCGTTGGCTGACGACGTCAGAATGACCCGGTGCAGACGGATGACCCGGCCCTGCGAACCACAGACTTCGCAGGTAGTCTGGACCGACGATGGGGGCGGCCTGGGAATCCCCCTGAGCGCCAGCAGGGCCAGCGTGTCCTCGGTCAACGGGGCCAACCTGATGATGCGGCTCATGGTTTAGCCTTCCGCGTGCCTAGGCCGTGGCATTGGTCACAGGTGCTGGACCCTCCGGCCCCGAAGGTCCCGGTGCTGTAGGTCCCGCGCCCGCCGCAGCCTGGGCAGGGCCCCAGGGCCTCGCGCAAGGCGACCACGGCATCCCCTCGCCCCTGGTCGGCATGGCGCATCAGGGACCACAGCGCCAGTTCCCCGGCTGCCCGGAGGCTGGCTACCTCGGCCTCTAGGCTGGTGGCGTAATCGTTGTCCGGCCCGTACTGGTCCTTGACGGCCCGCAAGCGCGCCAGGGCGTCGCGAATGGCCCGGATGGACGGGGTCTTGAGCCAGTTGACACCCCCGGAGGCCAGCCAGATCCCCTCGGCCGCGATCGCCGCCTGGACGACCCCGCGCTCCGCATCCTGCAACCTGGTGGTCATTCCCCGGCCCTCCTGATGGCGTCCAGGACGCTGTACGCCAGCTGCCGGGTCAGCTGCCTGTCAGGGACGCAGCCCCAAGGGCATGGCATCTCATCCGCGACCCCCCACAGGCGGCAGATCGCCGGCCGGATGTCGTAGACCGTGCAGCGGGCGTCGGCCAGCATCGGGCAGGACAAGGACTGGCCCTTGGGGGCGTAGCCCAGTCGCTCGCAGATCCGCTCCCACTCGACCCTGGACATGGCAATGGGCCCGCAGCTTTCGGCGCACAGGCCCTGGCACCGGATGTCCGGGATGCGGGCGTACGCCTGGTCGATCCGCTGGGCGCGCCGCCGGTCTGGCCGTGTCATGGTCCGATCCAGTCGATCGTGGTCACGGCTTGCCCACCGGCACGTACTCCACCGTCAGGACGACCTGGGCCCCGACCCCCGGGCATGGCTCCTGGCGCGTCACCCATGCGACATGCCCCTCGGCCTCCAGGCGGGCGTCCCCAACCGGCAGGCCCTGCCGCATCAGCGGGCGGTAGTGGCGCGGCACGCGACCCACGTACTTGACCCGGACGGTCCCGTCTTCCATGGTCGCGGTCGCGGCATGGGCCCTTGGTGCTGTCGCGCGCGGTTGGGGTGCCGGACCCCACACCAGACAGGCCCCGCAGTTGGCGTTGTTCAGCACCTTGAGCGGCAGGCCAGCCAAGGTCAACCAGGCGCGTGTCGCCTTGCGGTCCTTGTGGGTGGTCCTAAGGAGGCGGACGCCACGCGGATCCGCCGTCTGATGCGACACCATGCCCATCGTGTAGGACTCGATCATGGGCGGGCCCGGCTACGGTCCACCTGGGCCGCCCGCCACGGATCCAGCGAGAGGCCGGCGATCGCATCAAAGGATTCGGCGCCGGCCTTGCGCCGGGTCAGCGCCTTGCCCCATACCTCCAACAGCGCGTCCACTTCGTAGCGCCGCCTGACGTGGCGCGTGACGTCCGGGGCGGGATTGCTGCAGACGCAGCAGATCGTCTGCCCGGTGTAGTGCAAGATCAGCAACCCACGCTCGATCCGGTGGGTCTGCAGCTGGACGATGTGGGGCTGGTGGCACCGGCAGCGCGGACAACGCCGCGCGCACGGGACCTCGCGCGGTGCCGGGTAGCCCGACAGCGCCAGCATCGACAGCAGGGACTCGGACGTCATGCCGTCTTGCCCGTCCCGTTGCAGTGCGGGCAGACGCCCGGGGGCTGGCTGGGCTGCGGGCGGGCCTTGATCACGTCGGCATGCTCGGCGCGGACCGCGGCCATGTCGATGTACTTGCCAGGTTGGATCGGGACCAGGTCCAGCATCTGATCCGGCGTGGCGCTGTAGAAGTTGAAGCTCTCCAGCATGAACCAGAGGCGGGACCCGTCCTCGGACCACTTGACGTGGCAGATCGGGTTCACGAAGGGCTTGTCGTCCATGACGCTGGACCACAACCCCCAGCAGTGCGGCACGACGTCGCGCGCGCGCACGCGATCCATGGTCGGCCTGTCAGCCATGGCGACCTACCGTCCACTGGCACAAGGGCTTCTCCTCGCCGCATCCGCAGCAGACCTTCCCATCGTACCAGCATGGGCAATGATCGAAGGCCGCGATCGCGTCGGCGTGGTCCATGTCCCATTGCGTGCGCTGCGGGCGGGCCGGGCGCCGCTTGATCTGCTTGGCCCGTTTTTTGGTCATACGGCCCCCAGCGACATGACCACCATGTCGTGCGGCAGCCCCCAGTCGGGCCCCCGGCTGACGTACTGGACGCGCCGCATCAGCTGCCGGCCCGTGTAGGCTTTGGACCCCGGATCCCATTCGCGCAGCAGCAGCACGTGGCCCTCCTCGAAACCACGGTCGTCCTGGCGGACCTCGTGGGTCTTCCAGTCGCGCTCGGTTGCCTGCCACGGCGCCGGCCAGCATTTCAGGTCGTGGATCTTCATGCGCCCACCCTCTCCATGATCGTCACCAATCGGACCCGGTGCTGGGTGGATCGGACCATCCCGATCAGCCCGCAGGTCCGCCACTGCGACTTGCTGTGCATCGGCCAAGCCGTGTCGAGCCACACCAGATGCGCGCCCGTCGCCGTCACCTGGTGGATCTGGTCGATGACCAGTCGCTTGTTGGGCAGCGGTTGCCCGTACCGTTTGGCGTCGTCCTTGGTGTAGGGCGGATCGGCCAGCACCAGGTCGTAACCGGAGGCCACCGGAGGGCTCGGCGGTTCTTCGATCCACGGCCCCTGCCACGTCTCACCCCTCCAGGTGCGCTTGTTCTTGTTCTGGCCGGCCAGGACGGCGGCCAGCTGCTGGGCGTTGCCGATGACATCCGGGCCGGCAGCCATGGCGTCCTTGCAGGCGCCACTGTCGAAGCGCACCTGGGCCGGCAGATCCCACACGCGCGATCGCTGCCCCGCCACGTCGTCCTCCAGGCGCCCGGGTCCACCGTTGACCGCCAGCCAGTCCTCGTCCAGCTGCGTCCGGGTCAGGCTGCCGCTGAACACGTGCAGGATGCGCTGCTTGTCAGGGAACAAGGCGAAGACGCGCCGCAGGTAGCCGGGTGGATAGGCTCCGTACAGCCGGGATCGGTTGCGGTAGTCGTTGCCCATGACCCACATGCCGTACAGGCACCCGCCCTGGGTGGTCTGGATGTGGGACAGCCCGGCGCCGCGCGATGCGTAGGCCGGATGGGCCAGCGCGAACAACGCCGCGCGGGCAGCCAGATCGGCCACCGGGGCTGCAGCTACGGCTTGGCGTTGTCTTCCCACGTGACCTGTCCTCCCTGCTGCCAGTTGTAGTCCACGATCGACCATGTCATCGCCAGCCCGCCTGGGCAGACGGGCCCGGGCGCGCGTGGGTGTTGCGGCACGATGCTGACGTACCGGACCCGCAGATAGACCCCCACGATTTCCATGCGCGACCGGACCCACGGCGGCCCCGGGAAGCCCTCGTTGCAGACCTGGCACTTCTTCCAGGGCGTCATCGTCGTGCGGGGGATGTCCACGCCCAGCATCGCAAGATGAACCAGCGCGGCGGCCACGTCGTCGGTCATGTCTCGCCCGGCCACTTGTCAGTGATTGGCCAGCGCACGTCGATCTCGCAGCCGCCGCAGTGGTTCCACGACGTGATGTCTGGATAATTCGTAGACGTCCGGTCATGCTGGATCTTCGTGTGCGGCCCGATCCGGGCCACGTAGATGACGTCGGTGCCGTCCATGTCCATGGCCTGCGGGAAAGCAAACTGGCTGCTCCCACAGTGCTTGCACGTGAACATCCGGTGTCCCAGCGTCATGGGCATGCCGGTCATCGACAGGAACACGGCCAGGGCCTCGCGGTTCATGCGGTCCCGTCCTCCCTGCAGGCGTAGCCGCAGGGGCAGTCTGCCGTGCCGGTGTGCGCCGGCAGATCGGTGGCGCCCAACGCGGACATGGCCGCCCAGGCGACCTGGTCCTGATCCGGCGCGTAGGCTCCCCAATCCTTGGGTTGCAGCGCCGACAGCACGGACCAAGTGCGGCGCCTGTCGCCCAGGCGCAGCTTGTAGGCCGTGTGCCGGCCGCAGAGCCATGCCGTGAAGATCGGCCTCACCACGTCCGTCCCCACGGGTAGTCGGCGTGCCAGCGGTGCGCAAGGCCCGACGTCGGACACGGGCCCTTGCCACCCTTCCGCAGATGCTTGGGCACGGGGCCGTAGTAGTGGACACGCACATGCCGGCCGCGCCGCACCTTGGTCACGCGCACGGCGGCCATCGTGACCATCATGAGGGGCCGCGCTTCCGTCACGCCTTTTCTCCGCACCCTGCAGACCGGGCACAGGACCCGATGCACGTACACGGTCGGCACCTGGCGGCCGCCCATGGCCAGGACGGCCAGGACGCTGTCTACCCGCGTTCGCATGGGCAGTTGCTGGGTCACCACGGTTGATCATCCCAGCAGTAGAAGTTGGCCCGCGGGTGCCGGCGCCACCAGCAGGCGCGCTCGATCATCTGCAGCCACCAGGGCCGTGGCTTGCGCAGCCATGCCGCCCGCGCGTCCGTCTGGTAGTGCGTCTCCATCTCGATGGCGCGGCCCAGCGCGCGCAGTCCGGCCGCGATCGCCGCGTCGCTGTCCTGGACCAGTCGCAGGTGGTCACGCCTCGCCATCGTCGGCCCTCCTCGCCGGCTTGCCGTGCCAGATCACCAGGTAATCGCCGTGCCCCACTCCCTGACCCGTGCATTCGATGGACGTGCACCCGTAGGGTAGGTGGATCGCCATGGCCTGGTGTCGCGGAAGTGGCCACCGGCTATCGCCGTCGGTGTCCTGGGTGTGGATGTAGGCCACGCCGCCAGGGCTGTCGAACAGCAACCAGATTGTTCCGTGTGGCGGCCGATTGACGTTGTACCGCTGTCGATAGTTGCCCAGCGCCAGCCAGCTGATCTGACCACCAAGGCTTGGTACAGCCGTTGGCGTCCCTGACTGCTGCGCGATCGCGTCCATGATGTCGGCGGCCTGGTCCGGCATGAACGCCCCCCCCACGGCACGCGCTGTCATGGCCATGGCCTGGTCCCGTGTCACTTGCCAGCCTTGATCATCGGCGGCCGCACCCCGGTGGCCGGCGGGGTCGGCTTGCCGAACAACTTGGCCGCCTTGCCGCGCCAACAGCTGCACTTGCCGACGTCCTGCGGGTCCACGTCATGGTGCAGATAGGCGCACGCCGGGTTGTGGATCGACGCTGACAGCGCCTCCTCCAGCAGGCCCCGCAGCATACTGTTCTCGGCCAGCAGCGCCTGTCGGTCATCATGCTTGGTCACGCCGCGTCTCTCCTGCTGGGTTCGCCCCACTTGCGCTTCTGGCTGCGCTGCCACCACCAGCTGGCGGCCTTGCCGCCCGCGCGGCTCTGATAGACGGTGTGTCCGTAGCCGTGCTGGTTTGCGGCACCAAGCCAGCCGTGCACCACACGGTAGCGCCGCAGCAGGTGCAGCCCGTCCACCCAGTGCCTGTGCCGGTGGCACAGCACCAGGTTGGGCCCGTCGATCACGTACCCGTTGGCGTGCCCATGCGGCTGCATGGCCTGGAACATGATCGGCAGGGACGTGCTCCAGCCACCGGTACAGCGCCGGCCTGCCGTGGTGATGGCTGCACAGCGGGCCTGGGCGTAGTCGGGACTCACTTTACCCCCTCCACCCGCGCCGGTCCTTGCCCGTGCGGCGCTCCAGCCACTGGAAGGTCGCGGCGATCTTGCTGGTCGATCCGGGTTGCCGGCGGTCCCGTCCGCGCATGCGCAAGCGCATCTGTTCGCCGCCCGGCCAGCGCCGGGGCCAGTCGTGCGGTTTCTGTGCAGCGGCGGGGATCACGATTCCCTCCAGCGATCGGTATCACGCTGCGCCTCGCGCCAGACGCGCAAGGCGCTGATGCTGGCCGATAGCGCGTCGTTGACCAGCATGGCGTGCGGGTTGGCATTCGCCCGCAGGTAGACCTGCGCCTCCTGCATCTTGCGCAGGACGAATTTCTGCAGTTCACGCTGCAGCAGCGTCAGTGTCGGTTTGCGTCCCTGGGTCTTGGTTTTGCGTCGTTTGGACATCGTCGTCCTCCTGTCATCGTCTTGCGTCGTCGCTCATGCCAGCGGCCCCGCATGGCTACCGCGTGCTCCATGATCCGCGCGGCCGCCTGGTCGGCCAGTTGCCAAGCCAGTGCTGCCGGCAGCGTGGTCCCACCGGACCACCAGGCTGGGTCACGACGACCGCCACGCGGCCGCAGTCCCGGATTTCGCACGGCAGGTGTGCGATCGCCGCCGCGGCCATCTTGGCTGTGGCGTTGCGGCCGTACGGGGCCCGGCGCCACTTGCGTCGTTGCTTGGCGTTCATGCGAACACCACGATCGTCCGCCAGCGGATCCCGACTTTGTCCGTGTCCGCGTGCGGCACGTACTCGCCCATCTTCCAGACGGGCGACTGGTAGCCGTCCATGCTGTAGGCCACCAGGTTGCAGCGCCATGTCTTGCCGATGGTCGTGCCCGTCGGCAGGCTGCAACTGTACTCGGGCAGAGCATCGAACTCGGCTTTGGACATCAGCACCACGTCATCACCCGTCGTCATCGGCCGCCCCGTGGTCGCTTGGGCCCTTGGCGCTACAGACGTCGCAGCAGGCCAGCCACTCGCCGTCCCAGCGCCAGCACGTAGCGGTGCCATCACAGAAGCCCCAGTCGCAGGTGCCTGGATGCGGGTCGTCTGGCACCAGGCGCTTGACGTCGCCGTGCGCGGGCGCACTGGAGCCGGTCACCATGTTCCTCCATAGCTCCACCTCGGCCAGAAGGGTCCCCTCGAAATCCTTCATGCCTCGTCGTCCTCGTCCACCAGCTGCTTTTCGATCGCCAGCCACCGCGGGATCACCAGGTCGCCTTGGCATCCGCGCGCATCCACCTCGTTCCCGGCCAGCAGTTGGGACTTCGGGATCCAGACCTCGGCGCCGTCGATCGTGCACAGCAGCGCCTTGTCGGTCTCGCGCATACAGATCACGTCCGCGATCGTTTCCGGCTCGTCCCTTGTCGGGTCGTACTTACGCATCAGTTCCTCCACACGAAGCCCACCGAGGCCCCGTAGATGATCTGGCAGTTGCAGGACGCATCGGAGCAGTGGTCGCGTCCGCACCACAGCCGCACCGGGCCTGGCGCGTCCAGGCTGTCGGTGGATCCGTAGCCCGAGTGGTAGCGCAGCAGGACAGCCTCGCTGCGCATGAAGCGCCACCAGTGAACACGTCGGTGCATCACGTCGTCGTCTCCTGTCGGTAACTACTGGTTACCAGTATGCTGCCTCAGCGCCCACGTGATCAAGTTTTCTGCGACGTCGTCGCGCGTCCTGCCCCACAACCCGGTGTCCAACAGGCGGTCAATCTGGTCGATCACGGCCGGGTGGGGGGTGACGACTAGCGGAAACCCCGGGTGCCACTCGCGGGCAACGGGCTGCTTGCCGGCCAGCGCTTGGACGGCACGGTGCGCGGTGCCGGTGCCTTCGTCCTTTGCCGCCCGCAGCATGTCCCGCTGGATCATCCGACGGATCACGCCGGTCATGGTCACGGCGCGCCGCTGGGCCATCCGCTTGACGTGGTCGTGCTCGTCGGCCGACACGTGCAGGTTGAGCACCTTCCGGTTCGCTGGCTGGTACATCAGAGCCTCCCGCGCTGCAGGTACCGGAGGGCGCTGACGTCCTCCTGGAGCTTGCGGTCCACCTCGGCCGCCGCGTGCTGTTGCTGGCGCATTTCGGCTCTGGTTGCCGCCAGGTCCCGGCGCAGGTCCGCGCACCGCATGGACAGCATGACGGTGCAGGCAGCTTGGGCCACACAGAGCAGGGCCACCACGGTGATCGTCAGTGTGAGCTTGCCTTGGATGACGGCAGGCGTGTCGGTCATGGCGTGGGCTCCTTGCCGCCGTTGGTGATGGTGACCTGGCGCGGCAGCAGCGTCAGCTGCACCACCGTGATCTGATCCGCCGTCGCCCGCACGCTGATCTCGCTGACCAGCGCGCTGATGTCCAGGTCGTCCACGAAGACCTTGCAGCCGTGCCCTACCTGGGCCAGTTCGATCCGCAGCGACGGGACCACATCGCCTCCGAAGGACCGGATGACCTGCTGGGCGATGGCGCGATCGCCGGATACGGTGAGGCCGCTCGTGCTGGTCGTGTTCGTGGAGCTAGCCATCGTGGCAGGATGCGTGCTCATGGACTGATGACCTCCACCGGCTTGCGGGCCTTGCGCGCCAGGTCGATGGTCAGCGCAGTCCCCTTGCTGGTCCCGTTGTAGAAGGCGACGACGCGATCCGCCGCACCGACGATCAGCTTGTTGCGGATGTAGCCGGCGGACCGGCCGTGCTTGTCCCACTGCGCGGCGAAGATCATCACCTGGAGGCCGCGTGCCCTAGCGGCCCGCTCGGCGTAGGTGTCAGGCCCGGATGCGCCGCCGCTCACCACGGTGGTGCCGTCCGGCAGGTGCTGCACGTAGGCCGTCACCTTGGCCTCGGCGTCCGGGAAGTCCCGGCTGCCCACGATCGCGACGATGTCAGCCATCTGCCTTGTCCCCCTGGGCGACCGCGGCCAGCACCAACGCCTCCTCCGGGACCACGACGTCCCCGAAGATCGGCTGCAGCTTCTTGGGGTCGGTGCCCTTGTAGAAGACCAGCAGTTGCTGATGGGTCTTCCCTAGTTTCCGGTAGGCGCTGAACGGTCCCATGCGCCGCGGCAGGGATCCGATCGGCGTTACCAGGATGGCCTCGTTGTAGTAGGCCAGCCCGGCCGCGATCGCCGCGTCGATCGTCAGGCCGACCAGGTTGCGGTACAGCCCGCGCCCGTCGCGGATCTCGCCCACGACGATCGCCATGAAGCGGTTGGGCTTGAGGCGCGCGGCCGCCACCACGATCGTCTCCCGGTAGAAGTCCCGGAAGTCGTCCCAGGACATGGCGGACAGGTCCGCCGGGTCGTCGCTGTACCGTTCCAGGTCGTGGTAGGGCGGGCAGGTGAAGACCAGGTCGGCGTCCGGGATCCCCTTGGCGCCAACCGCGCCGGGGGACGCCCCGACGATCCAGGTGGGGTCGTGGACCGGTGCCTGCCCGGCTGCGCGCGCGTCCGCCGTCTGCCGGATGCCGACGCACCACAGCAGATCGTCCGGCTTGAGATGCGGGATGCACTTGGACTCGTAGATGGGATCCAGCTGCAGCCCGTCCAGGACCGTGACCGGCGCCGGGTCGTGGTAGTCCTGGCCCGCCGGCACCAACTTGACCCGCTGCCGCCACCCCTTGGGGGCCCACTTGTCCAGGCGGTCGGCCGGGTCTGCCACGACGACGACCCCCAGCACAGGCAGGCTGACGCCGGCCTTCTGCATGCCGGTCAGGATCCCGGCCAGCGTCATGCCGGACCCGACCGGCACCACGATCCGCTTGCAGCCGTCTGGCAGCGCCGCCACCTGGGTGGACGTTGCCGCCACGGCCTCGATGCACTCCATCCCGAACGGGATCTCGCGCCAGCCCCGCGCCTTGGCGTCGTCGCGGGCCCGCTTGATGATCACGCTGTTGTGCCCTGGCGTCTGCGGCACGACGTCGGCGCCGGCCTGTGCCGCCGCCTGCAGTTCCGGGGTCGGCTTGCCGGTTGGGACATGGACCCGGCAGGGGATGCCCAGGCGCTTGGCGACGTGGGCGACGATGTTGACCTGGGGGGACTGCCGACTGCCGGCGGTCACCAGGCCCTTGGCGCCCTGGGCCAGCGTCCAGCACGTGCGGACCTTGCCGCCGCGGACCCCGGCGATCGCGAACAGGTCGTCGCGCTTGATCCAGACTTGCCCGCGGCGCTCGATCGGCGTAGTCGGGACGGCATTGTCCGTGGCATCCTGGGCGACCGGCGCCTGGGCGATCTCGGCGGCCAGGGGCTTGATTTTGCCCCACTGGGCCTTGTTGGCCGCGACCTGCTCGGCCCGCAGGTCGATGCCCCAGTACTGGTGCCCGCAGGCCGCGGCGATGACGCCGCGCACCGACCCGCCTGCGAAGGGATCCAGGACGACGGCGCCGGGCGGGGCGAACCACCGGTAGACCAGTTCGCACAGGACCGGGTCGAAGATGGACACGCCCGTGTAGTCGTAGAAGGTGCTGCCGTCGGCCATCTGCGCCTGCGTCGTGAACGCCTTGGCGTCGCGGCCCAGTTCGGACTGGATGCCCAGGCTGATCCAGGCCTCCCGCCGCTCGCGCCAGTAGCCCTGCCGGGCGTCCAGGACGCTGAACGGGGGGACCAGGAACTTCTCGCGCAACTTGCCGGCGTGCGCGCCCAGCTTGGGCGGCCCGCCGACGCGGGACAGCAGCGCCGCGACGTCGTCCGCGCTGTAGCCCGTTCCGATCAGGGCGTCCTGCTGGGCCAACTGCTGGAGCACCTCCGCGAGCCCGTCGTCCTTCCAGCCGCCCAGTTCCTGCGAGCGGTTGTTGACAATGAGGTAGGCCATGGCCTGGGCGTCGGACCGGCTGCGCCATCCGCGCTGAACCGGCACCATCCAGTCGCCGTCCGGCGCGCGGATCACCCCGTCCGGCGGGTCCTGTTTGGCGTCGCGCATCTGCAGCAGCGCCTTGCGGCGGCCGTGGCCGGCGACCATCAGGCCCGTCCGTTCGTCCACCTCGATCGGACTGCCGTAGCCGTGCTCCCCGATGGACCCGTGGATCACGCCCAGGTCGTGATCGCGCACGCCCTCGTTCTTGGGGTGCGGGCGCAGGCCCGACAGCGGGATGTAGTCGGTCCAGCGCGGCTGGTCCTCCGTGCCTTGCGTCGCGATGACCTCGGTGGGTACCGATGCCGGTGGCGGTGGTGGCGCTGCCTTGGGCTGTCGTTTGCGTGCGGTCTGTGCCATCAGGGTGGGCTCCCGTGTGCCGGGCAGTATCCGCCCGGGCGTTCCTTGCAGCTGCATTCCTTGGGCGTACCTTCGTCGTGCGGCACGGCCGGCAGTTCGCGCACCAGCATCAGCAGGTGCGGCGCCTCGCCCTGGCGTCCGATGATCTTGCGAACACGCAGCACGGCCACCTGGCCGTCGTCCATCCACAGCACGGCGTTGCCGGCATCCAGAGCCGACTTGGCCAGGTTGTCGCTGTCGAGCCGCCCCTGGTGCCACCGCCGCGGCTGTGGTGCGCGCTTGCGGTGGTCGGTCTTGGGGCAGCGCAGCACGGCTTCGATCGTGACTTCCAGCGGGCCCTGCAGCGGCGCCCGGATCTGCGCGTCCGACATCGCCTTGGCCATGTGCCACTGCGCCATCGCCTTCCAGTTGCGACTGCGGGACGGGTCCGCGATCCGCGCGAAGCCCTTGATGCGCACGATCCGGCCGCGGCCCTGCGGGACGGGATCGCCGGGGATCAGGACGCGGAACATCACGTGCCGGCCTCCATGTAGGCTGGGCAGCGACCGACACCGCAGATGCCGCATGCGCGCGCGTGCGGATGCGCAAGCCTTGGGCAACCGCACAGGCACGATCCGGCCACCCTGCGCGCCTCGTCCTGTTCTGCGCGTTCTCGCGCGCCCGACACCGCGCGTTCGTGCGGGATGTCCCAGCCCAGGTCGTGCCGCAGGTAGTAGCGGCGCTGTCGGTCCATCGGCATGCTCATGTCTCGTCGTCCTCCAGATCCTCGCTCCCGCGCGGCGCCGCACGGCGCAGCACCTTACGGAAGCCGTCCAGCAGGTCCAGGCATTGGTGCCACGCCTCGGGCGGTGGGACCAGGCCACCAAGGCCGGCCTGCCCCAAACGCAGCGGGTAGACTGCCTCCACGATCTCGTTCACAGCCTCGCCACCACGCCCATTCGGGGCCATGCGGGACAACGCCGAACGGCAGGGTGTGATGGGGTCCGGTGTCGCGTTGATCGGCTCCGCATCGTGGTACAGGGCGTTCATCTCCCAGCGGGTCGGCAGCCTGTTTGGCGTGGCCCAGTTGTTCCTGATCTGGCGCGACAGCCGGTCTGCGGTCTGTCGCAGCATCAGCACCCGGATCCCCCAGGCGACATCGGCAGGATCCTCGCCCACGCCCGTGACCCACAACTGGGTGCCGCCTTTGTTGCGGCGGACGCGGGGCCCAGCTGGGAAGTCCGCCTGCAGCCAGCCGCGCCAGTAGATCGTCCACCGGATCCCGGGCAGCGCGCCGTGCTCAGGGCACGGCACCCAGCCGTCCTGGCGCAACTGCTGGTCCGCGATCGTGACCTGGCAGACCCAGCGCCCGCGGTGGTTGTTGACGGCGCCCAGCGACGGGAAGGTCCGCCCGCAGACATCGCAGGCCGGTTTGGCTCCCAGCGCCACTACCGCCTTAGCTGCCTGCCGGTCCTGCCTCGTCCGCATGTCCGGCATGCGGGGCACGCGATCGCGTGGGCGACCGAAGGGCACCCGGCCTGGCACCTTCTGCGGCATGGTCACGCGAACACCTGCGGTTTGGTGTTGGCCGGCACGTACAACGGGTGCTCTGGATGCCCGGCCTTGGTCTTGCGCAGACACCACAGCCCGCGCCCGGCTTCGCGCAGTCGCATCCTCGTGACCGTGTCGGTCTGGTCCAGGCCGCCGCGCACCCCCCAGGCTGCGATCAGCATGGGGCACTGGGCCGCCGCTGCCAGGATGTGCTCCAGGTTGGCCCGGCGGACGTCCTCGGGCAGGGCGTGCTCTTGTAGCTGCCGCGGATCGGTTGCCCGCAGCGGGAACAGGTTGACGACGGTGATGCCGTCGTATCCCCAGTCGCGCGCGAAACGCACCATGCGGCGGATGGTTGGGTCGTCCTTGCTGGCATCCGCAACGCTCGGGTTCAAACCGATCCAGCCGATGCGCTGCCCCGCGCCCCACAGGCGCCACAACTGGAACCGGTACCGGCCGGTCGGGTCCAACACGGCGCCTTTGCCGACGTCATCGAACAGCGCGCTCATTTCGCCAGCGCCTCGATGGTCAGCTGCCCGATGGCCTGGCAGACGGTGCAGCGTTCCTGCAGCGTGGGGTGGATCTTCTGATGTCCCTGGATCTGCTGCACGACGTGACCGCGCGCCGACGACATCTGGATCAGCAAGCACAGGCACGTCGGCTCGCACTTGGGCTGTCGGATGTCATCCGTGGCGCTGTAGCTGCGCCGCCCACGGTGCAGGTTGGTCCCGTAGCCGCGCGTGAAGAAGAACTTGCGCACGGCGTGGACATGCTCGGGGTGGCAGTTCCAGACGACGGACAGCAGCCGATCCCACAGGGCCATCTCGTTCGGCATCGCGCTGCCTGGCTTGGTGCTCACAGCGTCTTCCCCAGTCCCGGCGCGTCCACCCGGAAGTCGGGGACGGGGTCCGTGTCCTGGCAGTGCCACAGGTGCAACGTGAACGGGTGCAGGTTCACGTACTCGGCCTCGCGCGGCAGCACCTGCACCGCCATCTTCTCGGGACCGATGAAGGCGTTCTTGACCGCACGCAGGTCGGACCAACTCGGCAGCTTGCTTGCCCGCGACAGGCTGACGTGCAGCCAGGTCCGGCCGTCGCGCTCGACATTGGCCGACACGATCACCACCAGCCCGTCCATGCGCCGGTAGGCGCGTTGCGGCCATCCACCTGGCGCCCGGACTTCGCGATAGCCGGCGGGTGCCGGCAAGATCAGGTCGGTCATGGCTTGGTCTCCGCGTTCTTGATTCGCCGCTGGTCCTGCAGGTACAGCACGTCCCGGCAGGCCGTCGCCGCGTCCTCCAGCCAGCGGATGGCCTCGTGCCAGTCCTGCTGGTGGACGGCCTGCTTGGCCAGGCGCACGCGATGCGCCGCCTGCTCTGCCGCTTCCTTGGGATCGTCAGCCCGCGCCATGCCGGCGGCCCTCCAGCATGTCCAGCGCGCCCTGCAGGCGCTCGCGGGCGCGGATCACGTGGCCGCCTAGGCTGGCATCCTCGCCCAGCGCGACGACCCGGACCGCGGCGCTCAGGTCCACGACGGCATACTCGGCCGCCGTCAGGGCGTTGGACAGCGTCCGCAGGGTCGTTGCCTTGTCGCGCTGGTGCCGCGCCGCCTGCAGGTCCACCGGTTGGTCGGTGAAGCTGTAGCCCATGGCCAGTGCGTGTGGCTCGCACAGTGGGCCATCTCCAGTGAAGCATGTGGCCCGGGCCCGGCACTTCCGCGCCTGGCAGACGGCGTAGCTTTGGGGCCGTTTGGTGCTGTCGCGCTTGCTCACGGCTTGTCCCCCGGGATCTCCTGTCGGACCACGTACTGGCCGTCCGCGGTCGGCAGCGCGGTCCAGTCCATCTGCGGATCCAACTTGTGCCGCAGGCACACCACATCCCACCACTGCTGCCGCCGCTGGATCACGGTGGTCATGCGGTCTGCCAGTCCCTGGATCGAGGCGTTGATCGCGGCATGCTCGGCGTCCAGGGCGCGCAGTTGCGCCGAGGCGTCCGGGTCCAGCATGATCGGATCGCCGTAGCGCGGCGGTCGCGGCACCCGCAGGTGATCCTTGCGGACCAGCGCCATCAGGTAGTCGTGGGCCTCGACCATCACGCCGGCCACCCACAACGACACCAGCATGCCCGCCGCCGCACCCATCTCGGCGCCGCGCGTCGCCAGGACAGCAACTACGGCAAACCCGCTGCCGATTCGCAGTGCGAACCCGGTCGCAACCTTGATCCGCGTCTGGTTCATCGTTCGATCACCGTTGACCTCACCCGCAGGACTTGAAACGGCCTGACGCCAGCGTCCGCCCCCAGGGCCGCCAACACCTCGTGGCGCTCCAGTTCGTCCTCCAGCGCCCTGATCCGCGCCGCCCGGTCCAGCGACCGGATCCACTGCCCCAACAGGACCAGATTGGCCCCGACCGACAGGATCACCAGGCCGCTCATGATCACGGCGCACCATCCGTGCCAGATACGGCCTTGGCCCGCGCGTTCGCCTGGTCCACGACGTCTGCCGGCAACGGCCCTCCGGGATCCGCCCAGGACTTACCCGAATTCGTTGACTGCTGCCCCGTGGCTGCGCGCGGCGGATCGGGCTCGGGCTTGGTGGCGGCCTCATTTCCTCTCGTCGCATTTAGCGCCCGGCTAACGTTGGCAACGGTGGCTCGTATAGAATCGTGCCATCTTTCGCCACGGCCGCGTAGTGGTCCGGCTTCGCCCTGTCTGGTCCGTTCTTCGTCCACGACAAGCCGCCGCTCGCTTTCCGCTGGGCGGTACGAACTTCGATCGTTAGCCGTATCCGCCCGCCCACCGCAACCAGGTCCGCTGATGCCGTCTGCCCGAGGGCCAAGAACACGTCCCACCCTTGACGAAGCAACGCGGTCGCCACAACCAGTTCGTGAATCGTCCCCACCGTCGTGCGGGGTCTGATTGACTTCGGGTTCCTCTCGTGCCAGCGCGCTTTCTGGACTGCCCGGCTGCATGCCTGGCTGCAGTACAATCGGTTCGGGTTCCTTCGTTGCAGGACTGGCAACAGGCGTGCGCAGTGCCTGCACGTGTCCGTCTCTAGCATTTGGCGTTCTCCTTTGTTGCAGGGCCGGCAGCGCGAGGTCCGGACGCCCGGCGAGATTGGCCGCCTGGATGGCGCGGTCCCTCACCGCGCCGTAGATCCGCAGGAAGTGCGCGCGGTCCGCCACCTGGTTGTCGCTGGAGCACAGGTCGGCCCAGCCCATGATCTTGACCGCGTCCGCGATCGCGGTGTCCGCGAAGGCCGGTGTGCCCGAGTAGCCGGTCCGCCGGATCTCGGCCAGGACGATCCCCCAGGCCATCTCCGGGTCCGGCAGCTGCACCCGGTCAGCGGCCACGGCCTGCCGGATCTCCCCGATCGTCGGCATGAAGCCGGACGGGTCGGACAGCACGCGCCGCCGGATCGCCCGGATCACCGCCTGGCGGTCCAGATCACCGATCAGGCTCGCGTACAGGTCAGCCGTCTCCGATGGGAAGTTTCCGTTGGGATACAGCGCCCTCAGCATTGCCGCGATCTCCAGTCCGTCCGTCTTGGTCACCTGCCGCCTCCTCCTGGGCGCGCGACTGGCGCGCCATTTCCATGATCTCCCGTGGCCCCACCCCGCGGTAACCGCTGGCCGCCGGCTTGGCGCCCGCATTCGCGCGGACCCACAACACGTCGAATTTTTCGCGCAACTTCATGCCCGACAGCAGGTTGGAGCGCCAGAAGGTGTCCGTGGTGCTGCGGTGCGCGCAGTCCACCACCCGCCGCAGCTGTTCGGGTGTCCGGCCGTCCACACGGATGGCCAGGTCGATCTCGCGCGCCCACAGGTCTGGCCGGGTCTTGACGGTCGGGCTGTGGGACAGGATCGCCTGTTCCAGATAGCAGGCGACATCCCGGGCCTCCTGGCTGGGTTCGCGTCGGGTCGCAGCCGCAGGCTGCGACGAAGGTAGTACCTCTTGCTGTACTATCTTCCTCTCCCTCTCCCTCTCCCTCTTACGTGACACAGGCGTTGCACTGCCGTCGCGCCGACGTTTTACGTCCGTCACACCGACCGAGAACCCGTTACGGAACGCGGCACTGCGCGCCACGCCGCCTTGCCGGCTTTTCCACTGCACCACCGTGATCCGTGGTGGGTCGGCTGTCATGGTGACCAGTCCACGGTCCACCAGGGCGGCCAGCGTGGGGCCAGGGTCCGCCAGGCGCAGGCGCCAAGCAAACAGGCGCGGCTCAAACCAACCGCACATCCGGTTCTCGCCGGCCAGTATCAGGCAGGCGATCCACGCTTTGAAGTGATCAGGTGGCAGGTCGCATGTCCTGGAGTCCTCCAGGATGTCGAACCACAACTTGCACCAACGGAGAGGAGCGGGCATTGGGAGAAACCCCAACCCGGACCCGGCGCGCCCGGGATCCTAACCCTAGAGGCGTGCGCGCCCACGGAGCTGACCGACCGGGTGTGACGCCGGGCCGGGTTGGGAAGTAGATGGGTCGTTAGGGTTGGATCAACTTGCTCCACATGGTTGCGCGCACGCTGCGTCTTCTACGCGCCGAAAAAAACGGCGTCAAGGTCGATCATGCTGGTATCGGGCTCGCCGGGGACGTGGGCGGGCAGGTTGACCCAGCCGTCGCCATTCCGCCACCGCCCGCGACTGGCCCAGTTGGACAGGTCTACCACCCGGCCCGCAGCCCATTCACCCCGCTCATGGACGCGCTCCAGCGCCTGCTGACACGCCGCCATGTCCCGGCGGATTCGGGACCGCCGGACGGCCTGGAGCAGCATGGCGCGGCGCTCGGTCATTCGTCTGCGTGCGGTGGGGCAGGATGGGCCAAGACGGCTTCGGTGATTGCGGCCAGGATATCGGTGGCCGCCATCGTCCAGCCTACTCCTTGCGGCAGCGGCGCGACCATCCTGGCCTTGATGTACTGGTGCAACCGCGACGCCTCCCGGCAGGCCGGACAGTAGATGGCGTCCCATCGTTGTTCGGCCCTGCGACGCACGGCCGCCCGGCACCTGGGATGCGGCGCGGACGTCCGATGCAGGACATCGGATGCCAGGCCAAGCGCCAGCTGTGCCGGGCCGCTGCCGCCGTAGCCCCACCCGAACCCGGCCGGCGAGTGACACGCCAGATCCCAGCGCGGGTTCAGGTCGTCCTGCCGCGCGCCGTAGACCACCACGACCTGGCCGCCTACCAGGCCGTGGTAGTCCACCCCATCCAGTTTCACGTCCCGCCCTTGTCGTCCCCGCCCAGCGTGCCCTGGGTCCCTTTTTTGCGTCCCTTGGCCGCCGCGGTCTGTCCGGTGAAGCCGGCGATCTCCCGCTGTTTGACGACCAGCGCCTGGGCGATCCCCTGCTGCATGCCCTTGTGGGCGGACAGGCTGTCGTACAGCGCCTTGTTGGCGTGCGCCCACCCGCGCGCAGCCCGCTCGTCCTTGAGCGCCGCGATCGACGCCAGCAGCTTGTCGCGGATCTCCTCGGGCCCGTCAAGAACGTTGACCCCGGCGACAGGCGGGGCGATGAAGTCCTCGTCCGGGTCGTCCGCGGCCAGGGCGCCAGGCGGGGGCTCCTGGCCGTCCGGTCCGGGGTCCTGCCACTCGGCCTCTGCGGCACCAGCCTCCTCGGTCGGGGCAGGCGCGGGCTGTGCCGGCGCCGCGTCGCGCTGCTGCTGGCGCGACCGCAACTTGGCATTCAGGCCGCCCAGGTCCGTCGGCTTGGCCGGCGCGGCCTGCGGCGTGTCCTGGCCCGCCTGGGCGCGCTCACCATTGCGGAGGTCCAGCGCCTCGGCCCAGCTGGCCTCGCCGTCCCGGATGGCCGCCCACAGCGTTCGCAGGTCGTCCAGTTCCGTCGGGCTGATCACCGACCCGTCGTGACCCAGGTACTCCTTGAGGTGCGCGGGGGTGACCCCCAGGCGGGCGTAGCCGTCGAAGACCTCCTTGCGCGCGGCGTCCGGGTCCTTGGCGTCCTCGTTGGCCGTGGTCTTGGCGACCATCCCCATGCACTCCTCGATGATGTCCGCCGGCAGCAGGCGCAGGCCGCTGGTGCGGATGGTCTTGGACACCATCGCCCCCTCCTTGTTGGCCAGGTCGTCGTCCGTGGCGCGCACCAGGAAGGTCGGCTCACCACTGCTGTTGACCCGGCGCCGCAGCACCTGCTCGCCCCCGCGTGGCGCCCGGCGCTCCACGGTCTTGTTGATGGCCAGGTCGCGGCTGTACGTCGTGTTGGACTCCAGGTCCGTCACCGTGACGTTCAGGATCCGCTTGTCGTCGTCGTCGTAGACGATCTGCGGGTCCACGGCGATGTTGCCCATGGCGCGGATCGCCGCCTCCGCGAAGCGGATGGACGGGCCCACGACCTTGTTGCCGCCGACCGGCTTGGCGTACCGAGCGGTCTTGGCGAAGCCCGGCCGCTGGCACTCGTGCAGCAGCACCGACCGCACCTGGTCCATGTCCCGCGGCCGCTGCAGCGCCATCACGTACCGCGCCTCGATCGACGCGCGCGCCTTGGCCGCCACCGCCGTGGACGCCGTCTCCGCGATCACCGACAGCTGCTGCGCCCCGAACTCCTGCCGTGCCACCGTGCCGCGCTGCGGCCCGTTGGCCACCGCCGTGCTGGGTCCCTTGGTCGTCATCGTCCCTCCTGCCTTGTTGTTGTCCGTCGTCATCGCTTGAGCCTTTCGAACTTGCGCACCGTATACGCCTTCCGCACCGACGCGCGGTAGTCCACCGTCTTCCACTGGAACCGTCCACCGCCAGGGATCCGCGCCCAGGTGGCATCGCACATCCGCGCCTTGATTTCGTTGTCCAGCGCCTCCAGGCGCTGCTCGTCCGCCTTGATCTGGTCCTGCAGTTGCGCCCGCAGCGCATCCATCTCCGCGAAGCGGTCCGGCAGGTCGATCGTCTTACCGCTGTCCGCCGGGTGCAGTTTCTTGATCGCCCGGGTCGTCCCGGCATGGCCATCGACCGGGGGCGGGTCCCGGCGCTCGATCCGGTCCAGGAACGCCCGGGCCTCGTCTTGCAGCAGCGCGATCGTCTCGTCGTTGCGGTCGAAGTCGATCCAGACGAACCGCTGTCCACCGATCAGGGCCGCCAGCGATCCCCAGTCGTAGCCCAGCACGCCCAACTGCCACTGCAGTTGCACCTGGTAGTACAGCGGACCCAGGCCCTCCCAGTCGTCCGCGTTCCACGGGCCCGTCGTCTTGGCCTCTAGGATGCCCGGCCCTCTCCCTGCCATCGACGCGATGACCTGGCCCGCCAGTTCCGTTTCCGCGTCCACCGGGATGATGTCGCGGTCGATCGTCGCCATGAACCGCGGATCGTCAGGATGATGCCGCACGGCGTAGCGGCCGTGGTCGATCACGGGGCGGCCGGTCCGCGCGGTGTAGAGCGATGCGATGACCGGCTCCAACAGGTTGCCCATCTGGACGTACTCGATGTCCGACAGGTCGTCGGCCTCGATTTCGCCGGTTTTCTCCAGATACAGGGCGTACGCCGACTTGAAGGGATTCGCCCCGATGATCGTGGCGATGTCGCTGGACCCGATCCCTTGACGACGGATCTGCAGCCACTGCCGCCGCGCATCCACATCGTCCATCACACGCGCCTGCGGCACCGCGCTCATCGTCCCACCGTCCGGCGGAATCTGGACTCGATGTGCAGTGCCGCGCGCCGCGTCGCGCCCAGGCCGACACGCTGCCAGGCGTTCGGGTTGGTCACGTCGTAGATCAGGAAAGGCGATTCGGTGGCGCGCCAGTTCCCGCCCGGCGCCCAGTCGCCGTCCGCCTCGCGCTTGGCCGGCCAAATGGTGAACACCCGGCCGCTGGACTGCGACGGCGCCATGAACAACGTGATCCGCTTGACCTGCGCGCGTCTCATCCTATCGCCTCCACATCGTGCACTCACACCGCGGGTTGTCGAATCCGGCCATGTCGTAGGCGCCGCTAGGCAGCCGGCGTAGCGCGTCCTGCAGGTTGAAGAACGCTTCCCGCTGCCGGCGGTTGCCCATCGGCTTGATGGCGCGCGCAGTTGCCGCCACAGCTTCCAGCTTGCGGATCCGCGCCTGCATGTCCGCGATCGTCGAGCAGACGTCGCAGGTGGTGCCGGCGCAGTGGTGGCCCTTCATGTCCCCACCTTACTGCTGGGGTCTGACACGAATGGTCGGACAGACCCGTCGAACAGCAGCATCCCGGACAGATCCGCGGCCACGGTCAGGAAGCAGCCCTGGCAGTCCAGCGGCACGTTCATCGCGGCGCAGGCCGGGGTGTCGCAGTGCGATTGCGCCGCCATCTGCCAGGATCTGCCGCATTCCCCGCAGCGCAGGGTCCGGGATCCGCATGCCGGGCAACGGATCGTCACGGGTTCACCGACGACAGGCCGTAGTGCGACCCCAACAACCACTCAGCCAGGCGCGTGATCGACACCTGGCGGTTGTGCGCATCCGCCCGGATCCGGTCCTTGAGGTCTGGCGGGATCCGCACATGCAGGATTGCGGTATCGCGCACCGGCCCACGGGGCCGACCAACCCCTTGCTGCTTCCGCTTCTTCTTGGCTGCCATCATGTTCCTCCTAGCGCCTCAAGCGCCTTGACCAGCGCGTCGCGTTCCTGCGGGTTGCCTGGACGGATCCAGACTTCCCGCACCGTCTTCACGCGCGCGTGCTTCTTCCGATTGGTGCCGGTCGGCTCGCGGCGCGCCTCGACCTGGAACCGCGCCATGACAGACCCGACCCCGTGCGGCCTGCCGGACGCGCGGATCCAGCCGTCTGCCTCCAGTTCCGCGGCGCGCGCAAACGCCTTGCAGCGCGACCCGCCACGGTGCGGTGGGATGCCGCGGCGATCGCGGAAGCCAAGGCCGCAGTCAGGGCAGGCGACGCTGCCGCCCAGGGCGATCAGCGCCTTGTCCGCCTTGGCATCACCGTCGGGGGTCGCGCCGCGCATCAGCCGTTCAGGAACCTGCGGGTGATCCGCTGGACCACAATGGACAAGTAGAGGGCCCGCCTCGCGTTGGCCCGGATCAACTGCCTGGCGCGCAACCGGCTGACCCCCGGAATCCGCGTACCGGATTCGTAGCAGTGGGCGATCGTCGCCGCGCTGCTGACAGCGGCCATGGCCGCAGCTGCGACTTCGGCCCGGCGCCGTAGCGCCACCAGGCGCCGCCGCCGGACATCTGCCGCCTGGCGCGGCGTCAGCAGGTTAGCCACGGTCGTCCCGGCCCGCATCCGGGTCCGGCCCATCCGCCGCGATGTCCTCTGCCTGTTCGATCAACTGCCCCTCGATCTCGCGCATCGCGCGATCGCCGGCCACCTTCCGAAAGGCGGCCACGTCCAACGCTGTCCGCTTGCACCGGGGACCGTCGTGCTCCAGCAGAACCACCTCGGTGATGTCCAGGTCCACCGCGCTGTGGCCCGTCTGCCCGTCGCGCGGGTACAGCCGGATCTCGGCTGCTACCTCGTACTCCACGTCCTCACCCAGTCCACAGATCGTCACCATCGCTTCCATCGTCGTCGTCCTCCTGTCATCCCTACAGTAGCCTGGTGCGGGTCTGCGCGCAACAAGAAAATTAGCGCGCGTGCTTGGCCTGGTGGCACAGCGAACAGCTGACCCTGCGTGGCATGGACCCGTCCCGCGCGGACCGAACCCGACGCACGACCCTGTGCCCGCACGCCAGATCCAGCAGGACCACGGCCGTCATGCTCGGCCTTGACTGGGCCATGCTGCCGCCTGGCGCCAGGCACCAGTCCACGACCGATCGCCACTCACGCTTCATGGTCGCCTCGTCCTGCGGTAGCACCAGATGTAGAACGACCCGTTGAGGTTGTGGTGCATCTGCGCATAGACCCGGTACCCAGGTCGCGGCACCGGCTTGGGTCCAGAGTCCTGCTCCGTCAGCCACTCGATCAGGATGGTCCGCAGCTGGCGCCTGGTGGACGCGACGCGCGCCAGGTCGTCGCCCTGGACCGCGCGCAGGGACCACCGGTTGTCGGCCGCGATCCCGCTGCCCTTGCTGATGCGGTAATCCGGGCGCGACTTGTAGCCGACCTGGCCTGGCGATCGGGCAATGACAGGTGCCGGCAGGTCGAAGCCGTACAGGGACTCGGCCCACTTGAACGTGCCGATGGACTGCAGCACGGCCTTGACGTCAGCGCGGGTCATCAGTCGTCCTCCAGGGGGCTGTCCGCATCCAGCGACACCACCGTCCCGTGCCGCGGACATGTCCATGGCGCAGGCCCGCGTGCTGTATCGCAAATGCACGCGAGGCCGGCAGTGGCAAGGCTATCCACCACGCCGCGGGCCTTGACCGTCACTTCTAGCTCCACCTCGTTGAGATGGAAGTTGCGCGTGGTGTCGGGGAAGTCGTCGTCCAGGCGGACGTACATGATCCTGACAACCCGTCTGTCCGGCCAGAATCCCACGACGGCCCCAAAACGATAGCCGCCCGCCGCGCTGAACCACTTCACGCCCACGCGATCGCCAGCGCGATACCCAGCGCGATACCTACTGCGGATCATCGCCGGATCCCGTGGACCGGGCAGATCAACGGAGCCGTCAGCGAACGACCGCAGATGCACGCCTTGCCTGCCAGTGCATCCACGGCCATCTGCGCCTTGACGTCGGCCTCCGGGCGGACTTCTTCCGGCCGGAAGGTGCGCGTCGGATGCGTTGCAGCTGATGGGTCATCATCGACGGCGACCGTCACCGTCACGACGGCGCTACGCGGCCCCCACTGCCAGGTGGACATGACGGTGCCAAAGGCCCAGCCGAATGGGTGCTCAGGCCAGGACACGGCAACGCGATCGCCAACGGCTGGGCGATAGGCGGCCCGCTTGGCCCGCTTGGGCTTCCGCGCCGCCATCACCGTCGTCTCCTGCTGATCCACCGGCCGCGGGACACCAGGACCACACGCGCGACGGTGTCCCAAACCTCCGCGCCGTAGCGGTCCCGCAAGACCCGCACTAGGCGTGCGATCTCCTGATCGTCCCGATCATCCATGGCGTCCTGTAGATCGCCCAGCTGTGGATCAGCCCTCTCCAGCGCCGACGCCAGCGCCTGTACTGCGGCCACGCCGCGACCGCGGCGGATCTCCTTGTCCGACGCCGCACCCTCGATGACCTGGATGGTGCCCTGGGGCGGGCGTCTGCGCGTGTGATCCTTCATGACCGATCACCACCCGGGATCCCGCCATCACGCGGGCCCAGCCCAAGCTCGGTGCGCGCGGCCCGGAACAGAACGCGCACAGCGCCGCGGTTGGTGGTGGCGTTGGACTGCTCGATCAGCTGGCCGATCTTCTCCGTAGGCCAGTTGTCGATCGCCAGCCAAATGGACGACCATGGCTCCCAGGTGCGCGCCTGCATCTGACACCAGCGCACCATCCCGTCGATGTCACGCGCCGCCATCCGCGACCTCCTTGATGTGCCTGTGGCCCACCCGGTGGTAGCGCGGCGTCCCGTCCGGTCGGGCCTTGCAGATCGGGCACTGCTTCCAGGCCATGCTGCATCGGCGCCGCGCCGCCCACATCTGGCGCATCCCCTGGGACACGGCTATGCCCTGCTTGATCCTGTCAACCGGCATCGCGGTCCTCCTTGTCGGTGCGGAAGATGCTCGGCCGCTCCCCAGGCTGCGGCCTGGCTGCCCGCCGCTTCTCCACCGTGCAGCCGTCCGCATGATCGCCAGGCCCCAGCCGCACCTGATCCGCCATCCAGTCATGCGGCTGCGGATCGCAGCACGGATCGAACCACTCCACCGCCACAGAGAAGGCCGAGTAGCCGCCGCCGTTCATCGCCCTGACCAGCAGCTTGCGGACCGGCATGCTCGCCAGGACGATCCGCGATAGTTGGTAGTCGTGCCGTTCGGACCGCAGCCGCCGGCATTCCGCGCGAGCCTCCTGGAGGGTGTCGTAGTACTGGTCCAGGTCGTCGCATCCCTCGTAGCCGCTGTTGGACCGGACCTCGTAGACGGGTCGCATGCTCATGACGCCACCACGTGCGCGCCGCAGCCGCGGCACCACCACTCGCCAGTGTCCTTGCCATAGTTCGTCGTCGGCACCACGCCGCTGACCGTCTGGCAGCGGCCGCAAGGAGGTGGATGCTGGCGACAGCGCCCAGCGATGCTACCGCGTCGTCTGCAGCGCCTGGGCATGACCTGGCGCCCTGCGGACCCGTCCTGCACGCGGGCCGTGCACTGCTCGCCTGGCGTCACGTCCCACCCCGCGTCCGCCGCTGGGCGCCCATGGATGACGCCACGATCAGCCACGCCTCCTTGGGGGTCAGGCCAAGCCGGGCGTTCTGCGCGTCGGCCGCAATCTTGGCCTGGTTGTACGTGTTGAAGGGCGCACCCCACTTGTCCACGACCGGCGAGTACCCGGCCACGTTCTCCTCCGCGATCCCGAGGATGTAGCCGTTGTCCGGGTCCACGATCGCCGTGAAGGCGAGCCGGCCGCTGACGTCACCTGCGGGTCTGCCGGTCGGCCTGGCTGCTGCTGTGTTCTTCGTCTTCGCCATCGTCGTCGTCCTCCTCCTGTAGACTGCGTCAGCCAAGTTGCGGCGCTGCGCCGCCCGCGTTCGTGGCGATCCAGGTGCCCCAACCGAAGCAAAGGACGATACCGGCCGCCTTGCGGCGCGCCGTCGTCCATGTCGCCTGATCGAAGACCCGCGCCAGCACGTCCATCGCCATCGTCAGCCGGCCCGGCTTACGGTCGCCCTTGGATCCGCCGCGACCGACGTGAGCCCGGATCAGGTTGCTGTCGCAGGTAAAGAGGCAGTCCGGGGCGTTGCCGTGGACCGCGTCGAAGTAATCCTCGGCGTTGCGGTTGCTGACGCCCAGCCCCAGCAGATGCAACTGGCGGGGCTGCCGCGCCTGGACGAAGGCCGCGACCTCGGCCACCGTCGTCGCGGCCTTCTTGAGCGGCAAACTGGGGACGTAGTCGAAGCCAAGGACCGCATCCGCGGCCTTGGCGAAATCCGCCTGGGTCATCTGGCCCTTCTGCATCGGGACCAGCACCCGCGCGCCCATGGCGTGCAGCTGCCGCATGTCATCCGCGTAGCGCGTCAGCCGGTCCAGCGTCTCCTGCTGGAAGCCCACCTGATCCGGCGCCACCACATGCAGCTGGTCGCCCAACTTGGCCGCCAGGCGCTTGTAGAGGTCGATCCGTTCCCGCCAGTCCGCGTCGCTGATCGGCTTGACCACCTTGGGACCGTCAGCCCCGAAGGCGACTTCCGAGAAGGCGCCGCTGTCCACGAAGATCTGGATGTCGGTGCCGGCCAGGCGACCCAGCGCCGCCTCGGCCGCGGCGTTGATCTCGGGGGCGGCCACGCCGATGTCGTGCCCGATCTTGGCCCAGCCGGCGATCTCCCCCGCGTGGTTGGACCCGCTGGCGAAGTAGGCCACCGGACGGTCCGCCAGTTCAGCCTCCGCGACGCCCGCGTAACCCAGCGCCGCGGCCGCGGCAAACATGGCCGCCACGGTCCGCGTGAAGCCACGCACCTTGAAGCCCAGCCGGCCCAGGACCCGGCCGACGTGGTAGGCGCCACCCGAGAAGTCCCGGCCGCGCAGGCCGGCCGCCACGCCCAGGATGGCCTTGGACGGGTAGGGCTTGCCGCCGTGGACCAGCACGTACTTGACCGACAGGCTGTACCCGTGCGCCTTGCAGAAGGCCTCGGCGCCCATCTCGTCGCACTGCTTGATCGCTGCCAGGACCGCTTCTTTGGTGACCGTCATACCGTCCTCCTGTCTACGATCCCAATGTGCCACAGGTCCAAGGTCGGTGCAACAAGAAAATTAGCAGCCTGTGACGCTCCGCGTTAGCCGCGCTGCGCCAGGATCAGGTCCCGCCAGACCGGGACCACAACCGCCTGCCCCAGCACTTCGCCCGCGACGGTCTTGGCGCCCGGCAGTTGGTAGTGCTCAGGCACGCCGTGCAGCGTGCGGATCTCGCCCAGCGTCAGCCAGCGGTAGGTGTCCGGCTTGGTCGGGTGGGCCACGACCACGCCATCGCCCTGGCCGTTCAGGTACCGCTTGGACAGGCACGGCACCCGCGTCGTGTCCGCCGTCAGCACCCGGCCCTCTGTGAAGCCGTTGCCCTTGGCGCGCTGCCGATCCCAGTGGGCGAAGACCCATGGCTTGCTGGTCCGGTCGAACCACTCGCCGGCATCGGGGTCCAGGACATCGCCCAAGCGTGCGACGCTGTCGGACGGAGCCTGGAAGCGCGGGGCCGCGCCGCTGGTCGCCAGGATCACTGCCCGGCGACGGCCGGCCAGCTGGCCGTGGTCCGCGGGGTCGATCACCCGTGCCTCCACCTGGTAGCCCATCCGGCGCAGCGCGTGCTGCATGATCATGCCGGCCCCGCTGGTCAGGTATCCCGGCACGTTCTCCACCACCACCGTGGCCGGGTTGACGGCGTCCACGAGGATCAGTGCCCAGGCGGTCATGTCGCCCAGTTCGTGCGCCTCCGGGACCTGTCCGCCCTTTTGGCGCTTGGTGCTGAACGGCTCGCACGGGACGCCGATGGTCAGCAGTTCGACGGGCGACAGGTCCGCCACCGCCACCTCGCTGACGGACTGGCAGTGCATCACGGCGCCGGGATGGTTGCGCTCGTAGGCGTCCGCGTACCGCTCGTCCCACTCGATCGCCCAGGCCGGGGCGTATCCCGCCTGCCGCGCCGCCTCCGACAGCAGCCCGGCCCCGGCGAAGATCGCGCCCTCCTTGCCGTTGCGGCACCGACTGGCGAGCTTGGCCGCCGTCCTGGACGGCGTGATCACCAGCTGGCCGTTGCGCGCCCTGACGACCAGGTCTGATGCCCCGGACAGCGCCTGTTCCAGCTGCGCGCCGGTCACGTCGATCACCGGGACGTCCGACTTGCCGCTGACCGTGCGATCGCCGCCCAGCGCCAGGACCACCCGGCCCTGACCGAAGGTCACCGCCAGCGCGGCGCCCACCTGGAAGCCGGCCTTGACCAGCCAGCGCCCCTGCAGGTAGACGCGCGCGCGCCCCCGCGTCCTGCCCAGTTTGATTGCGTGCGTTCGGGTCATCGTAGCGTCCTCCTGTTAGCGTCCCATGCAGGGCGGGATGTCCCGCGCCGGCTCGTCCTGGATCACCGGGAGCCCCGGCCGCCGGCCAGCCTTGATGTCCGCGTTGGCGGCCTGCGCCTGCGCCACGGTCATCCCAGCCACCTCCTCGATCGACTTGCGGCTCATGTGCGCGGTGTAGCCGGTCCGGCGCTCCATCTCGACGTAGGCGGCAAAGAGCGCCGGGTTGTAGATGGCGCCGCGCTGCGCATCGCCGCGCGACCCCATGATGCAGAAGGTGCAACTGAGCCGATCGTTGCCGACCGCGTACGCCCAGTGCGGCTCCTGGCCTGCGGCCTTGATCGTCGCGAAGACTTCGGCGGTGGTCATCTGATGGATCGGGAGCCACACCCACCAGGTCCGGCCACCCGTGCTGTTGCGCGCGTCCTTGGTCCAGGCGTCCAACTTCGCGCGCTTGGGGGACTCCGCAGCGCGCAGGCCCTCGACCATCACGATCTCCGTGTACCCGTTCGCCTTGGCGTAGGCCCGGACCTCGCGGGCGATCGGGCCGCGCTTGAGGTCGCTGGTGCACTGCCGGGTGCTGCTGGACGGCCAGCTGGGGACCTCGGGACGCTGCGCGTGACGGCGGGCGGCCATGCCCAGGAAGGTCAGGTCGTCGCCGGCCTTGGTGTGCGCCTTGGCCGCGACGAAGGGGACGCCGGCCGCCTTGGCCTGGGCTTCCGCGTGCTCGCGGGTCCCGGCCCACTCGACCTCGGCCAGGTCCGCATGGACCACCACGACCTGGCTGGCGGGCACGATCTCCAGCACCTTGATCATCTGCGCCTGGCTGTCCTTGCCGCCCGAGTGCGACACGACAAAGAGGGCGCCCCGTGCTGCAGCGGCCTTGGCATCGTCCAGGTTGGTCAGCGTGGTCATGTGGTATGTCTATACACTACCCGTGCCAGTGTATAGACGCGACAGGCTACGCAGGAACGCGGAGTTAGCTGCCAAATCCATCAACAGCGCGACAGAGAGTCCGCAGAGGAGGGGATACCTCACCCCGGCTTGGGTGGCAACCGCTCGCCGCGGGCGACTTCCCGGGTCAGGGTCGTGCCGCACGGATAGCCACGGTGCACGGCCAGGCAGTTTCGGAGTTCCAGTCGGTAGGCATGCCCGGCGCAGGTCGTGCTGTGACTGCCGCGCTTGTTCTTGCGGACCCTGCAATCGCAGTCCGACCAGTCGGCCGGCGCGTCCTGGTAGCCCACCAGCGGCAGCTGATCCCACTGCGCCTGGGTGTAGGTCTGCCGGCAGCCACAGCGCACGACGATCAGATCAGCCACGGGCGTCCCACCCGGGATATGCCTCGTCCCGTGCCTGCTTGGTGCACCGGGCGCACCTGCCAGTGCATCCCGCGCTGTTCGGGTCGGACCAGTAGCGCGCCAACTTGGCCAGCAGCACTGGGTTGACAGGGCGCGACAGCGCCTTGATGTGCTTGCCATTGCGCTTGGGCCCGCTCACCTCGACGCGCACCTGGGACCAACCGCAGGTCTTGCAGGTCCATCGGAGCTTGGACGCGGCCAGGTCCACGACCTCGACCGACCAGCGCCGGATCCGCGTGATGCGCATGGCCAGCATGCGCAGCTGCTTGCGCCTGGGATCTGGCATGGTCACGTGATCGCCTCCGCAGCTGCCTGCATCGTCGCGTAGGTCCCGACGTAGTCGCCGGCCCAGTACAGCCCCCACTGGTAGCGCGGCCTGTCGTTGCGGACCGTCCAGCGCGTGCCTTGACAGACCCAGTACCCGACCCCGCCAGGGCCGATGTGCTCCAAGGTCCAGTCCCGGTCGCAGCCCAGCGCCGCGGCGAAGACCTGCAGGGTGATCATGGCGGTCATCGTCCGCACTCCAGTGCCGCCTTGTAGTCGCGGCGCACCCTGTCCAGATCCCGCAGCGCCCGGCGCAGGTCCGCCTCGCTGCCGCCGTGCCGGTAGTCCTCCTGCATTGCCGCGACCCGGTCGATCGCCGCCAGGACGTCCGCCCAGGACGCTGCCTCGCGTGTGCGGATCACGACGCCACCCCGTCCCGCAGGACCAGGCGCACACGTGACGTCCCGCTCATGAAGGTCTGGATGGTTCCGCAGGGTCCGTCCGCCTTGAAGGTCACGCGGGTGTCCAGGCCACGACGGTTGCCAGCCACCGGCATGATCTCCACGACCGTCAGCAGGTAGCTGTCCCGTTCGGCAACCTGGTCGCCAACCTTGAGGTCCGACACCAGCACATCGGTCATGGTGATCACCGGACACCCCGCGTCGCCACCTTGGCGGCCTTGGTCGCCTGCGTGGTGGGCACCACCGAGATGTCGTAGCCGGCCATGTAGGGCTTCTTCGCGAGGGTGCTGGCGCCCTTGCGGGCGTTGGATCCGGACATGGACCACTGGTTGATGCTGGGCGCCTCGTCGCGCTGGGCGTCCGCCAGTCGTTCGCTGGCAATGCCAAGCTCCCAGTTGGCCGAGTCGCGCAGGATCACGGGCAGGTTGTGGTAGCGGTGGTTGAGCGCGCACCAGGCGTCCCAATTGGCCTTGCGGTCAGGGGATCCCCATTCCGCATCGCCGCTGCCGAGGTCCAGCTTGGCCTTCATGGCCCCGGCCTCGGCCCTGGCCGCCGCCTCGTCGCCAACCGTCGGGATGGCCGCCAGCTTGGCCTGCACCCTGGCAAGCTCGGCCTGGGCGCGGGCGACACGGGCCGCCTTGGCAGCCGGCGTGTCGATCACCAGGATGGCGTGGGTGTAGGTCCGGCTCGCGCTCTGCCGTTCCGCGATCGTCCCGTTTGGCAGCAGCACCTGGGCAATGGTCTTCATACCTGTGTGTCTATACACGTCGTGTGCCATCGTATATACCTACACGCCTACGGCAGATCAGAGACTTGCGCCCCGGATCCATCCACAGTGCGACTCGATGTCCGCGGAAGAGGGGGCGATTCACCCCTCCTTGGGCTTGCGGCGACGGTTGCGCCCGTCCAGGGCCCGGCGCAGTTCCGTCCGCACGTCTGTCTCCTTCAAGGCCAGGTCATGCAGCTGCAGCGCAAGGGCGCGTGTCATGTCCGCGGCCGCGTCCTGGTGTTCCATGAACAGCCTCCCCGCCAGTTCCCGGACCATGCTCGACGCCTCGGACCAGGCCCGCACCTTGCCGTCCGTAGACGCCCATTCCATCCAGGCGATCCGATCCCGCTCGGCCTGGTCCGCCGTGTCATCCCGCTTTGCCATCGTCGTCCTCCTGCTGGCGCCGGTCAGGGCGCCGGGTGATCGTTGGCCGCCCTCTCGATCAACGAATGGATCACGGCCGATGCCGTCTTGCCCTGCGCCTTGGCCAGCGCCAGCAGCGATCGCCAGGTGGACTTGCGGACCCGGACGACGAAGACGTGCCTGTCCTCGCCGGTCTTTGGATCGTGCTGCGGCGCGTCAGACTTGCGCTGCTCGATGGCCACCAGCTTGACGCCGGCCGCGATCTGGTCGGGGCTGGCGAACCGCTCCGTCATGTGCAACTTGCAGCCGCGGTCCAGGACCAGTTCGCGGCCGTAGATCGGGTCCGGTTTGATGGCCTGGACAACCGCCGGCTTGCCGCAGCGTTCCGTTGCGCGGCCGCGCATCTTGGATCCTACGACGTACGAGCAATCTCTCACGGTCAGCATCTTGTCCACGATCAGGTCCCTCCTTGTTGTTGTCGAATGTCGCCCATTACAATCATCCACGTCTGGCAAGGCGCGGGTGGGCAAGCCAAGGCACGGTGTGGTGCGGCGGGGTTAGGCAAGGCGTGGTGCATTGGGCCCGCCGGGTAAAACCGGCGGGTCATTTGCCTCCTCGCTCGTAGTTTTCCACCTTACGCCGCCAGCCATGGAGGCGCGTCTGCAGCGCCTTGATCCGCCTGGTCAGATCCCGCACCTTCGCGCGCGCGTGATCCGCGCGCTTCTGCGCCAGCGCGTCGGGGGTCCGCCTTGACAGCCAGTCCACCGTCCGCGGGACCCCGTAAATCGCCGCGCGTTCCAGGATCGGTGGCAGACCCCGCGCCAGCGATCGTCGGTGTCCAGTGGACAGCACGGCGTTGGTGGCCCGCGCCCAGCGCCGCTCCACGTCCAAGCATCGGCATGGCGTGCCCAGGGCAGATGCAGCTGCAACGGCGGTCCGGTCCTGGATGTGCGACATCAGCACGACCTTGCCGGTAGTTGTCACGCCGATGCTGTGACGGCTGCCATTGCAGGACACGTTACACATGATCGGGACCTGCCGGGTGCCAGCACGCATGTCAGCGCCCACCCTGCAGCAGTCGCTGCGCCTGGACCAGCTGCGCGAAGACCAGGTCCAGTTCCGTGACGGCCACGTTGACCGCAGTGTTCATCGGGTAGCCCGTGGACGCGGCGCCCATCAGCGCGTTGGCCAGCGTGCCTTCCAATCGGAGAGCCATGATGATCGCGTCGCGGACCCGCGCACGGGCCTCGTGCAGGTCCGCCTGCCGTTCCTGCCGCTCCCGCTCCTGGCGCTTGTGCTGCTTGGCCGTCATCCGCCACCCCCGACCACGCGGTACCCGATCGGCTCTGGCGTGCAGCCGAACAGTTCGGCATCGCCGCGCGCGATCGCCAGGATCTGGTCGTCGGTCAGGCCCGACACGCACTGCTTGCCGACGATCAGGGCGCGATCGCACGCCACGAAGTGGGTGCCGATCCTGGTTCCTTCCTTGAAGGCATCCCGGATCAGCTTGTTGACCAGGCTGGCGTCCAGGCGGATGTGGTCGTCGCGCTCGATCGGCACATAGACTACGCGCCCACCCGCGCAGTCCGGGCACTGCGACGGATCATCGAAGGCGCGGACACCCGCGCAGGTCTTGCAGGGCATCGTGGCCATCGTCAGGCTCCTTCCTTGTGGTCCGCCAGCAGGCAACCAAGCTCTGCAGCCAACCGCGCCCAGGCGGCCGCGCGTTCCTGCTCCATCAAGTTGTGCGTCGGTGACGTGCTGCGCGACGGGTAGAGCGTCGCATGCATGGCCTGATCCTTCGCAAAGGCGATCAGGTCAGGGATGCTGCGGCCGCCCAGCAAGGCGTCGATGGCAGCACCGAAGATCTGGACACGAGCAGCGTTCGCAAATTCCTCCAGCGACCACTGTAGGCGGTCGGCCGGGTCGGCCATGAACTTGCCCGCCCAGGTGCGCAGGTCGGCCTGGCGTAGTGCCACGTCCTCGCGCAGCCAGCGGAGCACCTTGTTGATCAGCGGGTCGTGCATCGGCATCGTGGACATCGTCAGGTCCCTCCTGTGTTGTCGTCGTCCTGCAGCGTGCCCTGCGGCACGGTGACGCCCGGCCTGGCCATCTCGGCCAGCTGGTACTCCACCACGAAAAGCCCGCCGCTCCCGTTGGTCCTGGTCGCGGTCTGGACCAGCACGCCGCGCTTGGCAAGCGCCTGGATCGTGTGGGTGGTGACGTACCAGTCCGGCACGCCGTCCGCGCTGCTGATCGTTTCGGGCGCCGTCCAGAAGCCTCCCGGGCGCCGCTCGATCCGGCCGCCCATGGACTCCCGGCGCAGCCGGTCCACCAGCGTCTGCTGCGTGGGGCTTAGGCGGGTCACGGCACCACCGCCAGCAGCAAGTGCGCGTTGGCCACGGTCGTGGTCTGTCCGGTCGCCCAGGCAACCTGGTGGACCCGGACCCCAAGGAAGGCCGGCCCGACCACCTGCACGGCCACCACCGTCCCGGTCGTCCCGGCCGGCACGACCGGCTGCCCGGTCTGTTGCAACGTCCCCCTGGTCTGCACCCGCGTCCCCGTCCTCATCGTCGTCCCCCCGTCGGTCAGCTGGCCGGCTCGGCGCAGCTGCACTTCCCCACCTTGATCCCGCGCTCGGCCGCATCCGCGGCGTCCCACCGGTCCAGGGTGATGACAACGTGCTGACCGTCCCGGGAGTGCCACGCGACCGGCACCTTGTCCTGGTTCTTGCTGGTCTTGCCCACCGCCTTGATCCTGACCACGCAGGGGCACGCCTCGGAGTGGAGCTTGGCTGCCATCGTCCGGTTGCTGAAGATCATCACGTTCGCCATGTCATATGTCTATACACGACGCATGCCAGGGTATAGACACATGACTACGCCCGTAACCCTCCGACTACACGTAGCCCAGGCACCCGCGTCGCGACTCGTTTGCCGCAGATGAGGGGGGTACAACCCCCGCTCACGCCTGGCCGACAGCCCAGGCCCTGGCTGCATGGACGGCAGCTGCCGGATCTGGTCCGTACAGCCCGACCACAGCCGGCATGATCTCGGACAGAGCCCAGCGCCACGGATCGTCGGGGTCCTGGATCCGCACCCAGCCAGGTCCCGTCCGGGCGCTCGATCACCTCCGCATCGTCGCCCACGTCCCCGATCCCGTTGGGCCAACGGGCGATCACGTTGCGCACCGCGGCTCGTTCACGCCCTTCACGACCACGCCGCAGACCTTCATCTCCGGGCTCGGGTTCCTGCGGAGGAAGTCCTGCCCGTCGCGCATCGCTTGATCCTGTGTCGGGCGGGCCAGCAGTGGACGTCCCCATGGATCACACGCCATGTACCAGCCGCCCTGGGCACCCTCCAGGATCTGCTTGGTGGCGATCTCCAGGGTGATCACTTGGCCATCGTAGGTCTTCACGCCAGCACCCCCGATCCGACGAAGCGGAGGTCCCCGAAGTACCGGACGTCGCCCAGCGCCACCGTGGCCACGTGCGGCTCCTTGAGGCCAGCGCCACGCGCGACGTCGAGGTGCACGGCCACCAGGTCACGCGGGCCCAGGCCCATGTCGTAGATCGCGTCCCGCGCGATCCAGAGGGTTTCGGTCAGCGACCGGCCGGCCTTGGGGTTGCCGTCACCTGCCGTGGCGCCCGTGCGCACGGCCACGATGTAGCCGCCCGCGTCGCTGGTGCCGTAGAGGTGGATCGCTGCCTTGATCGCCATCGTCGTCGCCCCCTGTCGGATCGTGTTGGTCACGCCATATGTCTATACACGTCGCGTGCCAGCGTATATACACGTCACTCCGTGCGCAACTCCGCAGGATCACGCCCTCCGGTCATCCACGCTGCGACTCAGAGTCCCCGGAGGAGGGGAATCCTCACCCCTCCCGACGGTCCGGCCGGGTCACCACCAGCCAGCACGGGACGGCCGGCCACCCCCACAGGTAGTGCCCGCTGTGGTCCCTGCCGTCGGCATCCTGCCAAGCCCCGCCGCTGCGGCCGAAGACCAGGTCCACGCCGTGGGTCAGGCATCGGCCGTGGTCCCCCACGTGGGCGTATGGGCACCGCGGCCTCCCGTCCACGACCGGCGCCTGGGGCCCGACGATGTCGGCCGATCCGCCGCAGCAGTCGCAGGTCTGGCGTCGGTGCAGGTTGCGCATCAGACGACCCCCCGCTGCCCGCAGCGCAGGCAGGGCTTGGCCGGACCCAGGACGCCCAGGCCGCCGCAGTCCGGGCAGGTGGCCGGCGCCTGGACGGCCGCCGGATTGGCGATCGCCTTGGGCTGGCGCCGTGCCTTGGACCGGCAGCTGCTGCAGACGGGATCCTCCAGGTGTTTGGTCTTCTGGACCACGTCGGCGCCGCAGCCGCGGCACTGCTCGACGGCCAGGACGGGGCGCCTCACGACGCAGCCCCCGCGCGGACCAGGTCAGCGACCCGGCGCGCAGCCGCGCCTTCCAGCGCCGCGCCGCCCGGGAGGCAGATCCAGAGGTTGCCCATGTCCAGGACGTCCAGCCCGATGGTAAGGACGTGGTCCCCAGGGACGCCATCGACCCAGGCGCCCAGGACGACAACATTGCGCTCGCGCTCGATGCGGGCGAAGGAGATGGACGCATCCCGTCCGTCCGTGGTCTTGATGTCGATGCACAGCGCCATGGCTTGTGTCTATACACCGACCGTGCCACGTGTCTATACCGTAGGTTGGCGCAATATCAGAGACTTACACCGCAAGTCTATCCACAGCGCGACATAGGATCCGCAGAAGAGGGGGCACCATCCCCCTCCTGGATGTGATAGCTTGTGATCCATGACACGGGAACCAGTGACGGAAGCGGCCTTCTGGAGTCGGACGGACCAGGCCGCAGGGCCGGACGGCTGCTGGCCGTACCGGGCGCCACACGGGCAGGCGGCCAGCCACCCCACGGTGTCCTGGCGCGGGACGTCCTGGCCAGCCAGCAGGCTGGCCTACAGGCTGCGTCACGGGCCCGTACCGCGGGACCTGGCGGTCCGGCCGACCTGCGGGACCTCTGGGTGCTGCAACCCGGCTCACCTGGTCCTGGCGCGGGCAGGCACCCCCCGGCCACCTGGGCTGGTCGGCATGCAGTTGCAGGTCATCCCGCTGGACTAGTGTTCCACTGAAACACCCGTGGAACTAGTACAATCGCGGTATGGGCTTGTGCACAAAATGTAAGGCTGAACCGCGACGACCTGGCCAGCGATGGGGGCGCGTGTGTCATGCGGCATGGATGCGCGCCAAGCGCCCGCGCCACAGCGATCTGACGGACGAACAACGGTTGAAGGCTAATTGCCGCTCATACACAAACTCGATGGTGCGCCGCGGCCATCTGCAGCGTCAGTCGTGCAAGCGGTGCGGCGGTACGCCAGCACAGGGCCACCATCCCGATTATCGCAATCCTCGCAGTGTCGTATGGTTGTGCAGCGCCTGCCACCGGTCAGTGCACGCGCCTGGCGGTCAGCCGATATAGACAGTCAGCGCGGGCAGCCGCAGTGGTGCCCGTCCCCGATCTGCGCCGTGCACCCGACGGGACTGCCGTGTTCCTGGTCGTCGTGGCCACAGGCTGGGCAGTAGACCTGCGTGGCAACGGCCCCCCCGACAGGCCGATGCAGGCGGAACATCAGTTGCGCCATCAGCACGTCCGCCCGGTCCGGGTAGGCCGCGCGCAAGGCCCGCCGGATCTCGGCCAGCAGCATGTCGTCCGCAGGCGCCTTGATCACGTGGAAGATGGGCCGGATGGTCGGCGTTGGCTGTGCATCCGGCCAGTGGAGGTGCTCCAAGAACATCTCCAGGATGTCGGGCCCGTGCGCTTGCATGGCGCCACCAATCTTGACCACCTTGGCGCCGGCCGGGATCCCGTTGGTGATCGTGACGGTCCGCGCGCCATCCCCACGCAGGACGTCCACGATCCAGTCGAAGGAGCAGCGCAGGAAGCGTTGGCCCATCAGGGCTCCGTCCGCCTCAGGAAGGGCCTGGCCCGCGGGTCGATCGTCGCGCCGCTGATGTCGTACCGCGGGTCCGCCACATCGCGCACCGTCCAGGACTGCACGGCGCCGCCTGCGGACAGGTTCCGCAGTCTGATGTGCAGGCGGTAGTACGCATGCTGCGGGGAGCGCAGTGCGTCCTGTGTCGGCGTGATCTCGTCCACGATCCAGTCCGGGGTCACAGCAGCGACCCCTGCTTGTCGGATCCGCCCATGGCCGCCATGGCCGCCACCGCCGCATTGGCCTCGACCTGGCTGGCGGTCGCACGCAGCTGATCCAGGGTCACACCCAGCAGGCCCTCGTACCGCGCCACCTTGGATGCCAGCGCCGCGGCCTCATCAGCGCGGTTGCGGCAGCCGCGCTGCCCCAGGTCGCCCTCCGCGATCTCCCGCTCGATCCGCGCCAGGTCCCCGTTGACGTCGGCCTGCAGCGCCGCTACCACCGACTTGATCCCGCGCTCGTCCATGGCCGTGCGGACCAGCGACACCAGCGACCCCGTGCCCGCGCGCTCGACCGCGCGCACGACCGCAGCCCATGCCTCAAGGGACGGCTCCGGGACCCAGTAGACCCCGCCGTGATCCCGCAGCGGGACGCCACCCAGGCGGTTGACCGCCTGCGCCAGCATCTCCCCGACGGCCTGGGACGACACGGTCCCCAGGGCCCGCTGGTAGCTGTGCTCGACGGACCCGCCATCCGCGTGACCGGACGGTGTGATGGTCAGCCGGCCGCTGTCCGACACCAGCGCGATGATGTCCTGGGTATAGGCCAGGCGATCGCCGTCGGCAGTCTCGGTCACGACGCTGAACCCGCCGCGCGACTCCAGCGGGCGGATCAGGCGCCGCTGGCCCTGGCAGACATCCACCAGGGCGTATCGCAGGGCCGCGTAGTGCGTCCGGGGTTCCGGCACCAGGTCCACCAGCTGGCCCGGCATGTCGGCCACCAGGGTCTGCCGGCTGGACTCGCCAGCCAGGACCCAGCAGGTCACGGCACCGCAGATGTTGATGGCGTCTTCGCGCATGGTCGTCGTCCTCTCCTGTCGTCGTCGTTGATCACCGGCCGCGGTAGCCGCGGCGCCGGTAGCTGCTGCCCACCCACCGTCCGGTGGGCACGTTGCTGCTGCTGGTCGTGGCGCCGGGCGCCTGGGCCGCGTTGCCGCGCGCCTGCGCAGCCGCGCGCGCATCCGCGTGGTCCGCGTCCACCACCACGTTGGACTTCGCCGTCCAGTGGACGGTGCCGTCCGCGTCCTTGATCCCCAGCCGCACGTCGTTGTTGTAGGCCGATCCGCCCAGCCAGATCACCACGCCCGTGGTCCCGTGCGCGACCTTGCGGCCCTTGACCACCACCACCTGGACGCCCTTGTCCACGACCGTCAGCCAGCCCAGCGCGACCTGCGCCGCACGGAGGGTGGCGCGGTAGGGCGCCAGCGCCTCGGTGATCCGCGGGTCCGTGTCGCTGGATCCGTTGGACCCATAGGCCGGCGCCAGGCCCGCCTTGCGATCGCACGTGCAGTCCACCGGCTCCCCGGCGATGTAGTCCAGGGTGAAGTGCTCCATCGTGAAGCCCTGACCCTTGCACTTGTCGCAGCCGCCGCGCAGGATCCACTCCGCGCGCAGCGCCGGGATCAGGTCGTTGCCGGCCTTGTCCACCGCCGCCTCGGCGTCCTTGACAGCCTGCTGCCGACGGGCCAGTTCCGCGATCGCCGCTGCTGCCTTGTCCATGGTCGTCATCGTCGCTCTCCTGTCTGACACGATCAGTCGTTGAAGATCACCAGGCGGGTACCGTGCGCCGCAGGGCAGTCAACCAGGCTGGCCGCGGTCGGCGCGTACTCCCAGCTGCGGATCTCGCCCTCGTTCACCACCTCGGCCCCGACGTAGCGGTAGGTCACCGCATCGTGCCGGCCCACCACCGTGATCTCGGCAGCCGGGGCCTGGCCCGCCGGCAGCCCGATCTCGCTGGCCTCCGCGCACAGGACGGACTGCGCCGCGATCCAGGTCAGCAGGCGGTGGTTGAGGATGTTTTCCATGCGTCTTGTCTATACACGACGCATGCCAGTGTCTATACACGACACACCAACGCAAAATCGGAGGCTTAGGCCGTGCCTGACCCGGCCTCCGCGACTCGATGTCCGCAGAGGAGGGGTATACCGCCCCCTCGTGCTAGGTGGCTGGACCGACCGGCCTGCGCCTGGCGAACAGGGTGAAGCGTTGGGTCATCGCGCCCGGGTCCAGATGGCGTGTCACGGTCAGGTCGTAGTCCCCACCGCGGCCCGCCGGGATCTGGCTCAAGACCTCGTCATGCAGGCTGTCCAGGATGGCCAGTACGACGTGCTCGAAATCAGCCGCTGACCGCGCCGCCAGATCCGACACCGCGCGTTCGACACGCAGGAACCGCGGCCCTGGACCTCGCAGGGCGTCCACGACTGCTGCGCCGGCAGGATCGCCGGCCAGCCTCATGGCCCCATCGCAGGTCGGGCAGATGACGGTGGCTTGTCCGCTCGGGGCGCTGGCGTCCCACAACTGCGCACCCTGATCATGCACAGCCAACCGTGGCCACGACACTTGTGGCAGTCGGGTTGTCCGCGCATCAGGCCGCGGCCTTGCCGTGCACCGGAATGTGCAGCACCCGCGCCCAGTCCGGCGCCTTCTCCTTGGTGCCGATCATGCCGACAACGACGCGCGTGCCGGCCGGCCGCTGGGCAGGCCAACCCGTGTACCCGTCCGTCAGCACCACCACCACCTGGGGCTTGGGCCGGATCGCCATGGCGCGCTGGATCCCTAGCGTCATGTCCGTGCCACCACCACCCAGGGGCTGGATCTGCCGGGCGTCGAAGACCCGCTTGCAGCTGTGCACCGCCGCGTCCACGGCCAGCACGTGCACACCGTCCCGCAGTCCCAGGCCCTTGAGCGCCCCACCGACCTCCACGATCCCCTGCGCCACCTGCTCATTGGCCATGGACCCGGACGTGTCGATCACGAAGGCGATCGACGGCACGGGCTGTCGCAGCGACGGCAGGACGACGCGCGGCGCCACATCCTGCCGGCGGGCCGGGCGACGGTAGCTGTAGTCCGCCGCGCCCATGACCTCGTACGCGGCCGCCCGGACCATGGACCGCAGCTGCTTGCGCCAATCCACCTGGGGCTTGAGCTTGGCGTCCGCCCAGCGCCGCCAGCCGCCAGGGATGTTGCCCTGCGTCTTGCTGGCCTCTTGGATCTCGCGGGCGACCTGCCGGCGGATCAGCTCCCCCTCTGCCTTGCCGATGCCAGGCGCCGCGTCCTTGCCGGCCTTGTCACCTGGCGCCGGTTCCTCCCAGGGATCCTGGCCGCCGTGGCTGCAGCTGCCACACTTGCCGCCGCCCACGCCCTTGGCCATCCCGCTGGCACCTAGGCCCTTGCCGGCGCATTTGCCACCCGCCTGCGCGGGGAGGTTGTCCAGCAGGATCTGGACGTAGACCTCGGCCAACTGGCCCTTGTCCACCGTCTTGCCGACCATCTTGCCCAGGCTAGCGGGCGTCACCGGATCCACCGGGAACTTGACGCCCTCGGCCAGCAGGTCGTCGTTCTCCTCGGCGTCCGTCGCCAGGTTGTTGATGATCTGCACGACTTCGGGCAGCAGGTCCGTGGGCCACGGGTACGCCTCCATCCGCTCCGCGTGCTCGCGCAGCAGGTGGCTGACCTCGTGATAGACGGCGCCGGCCGCCTGATCCAGCGGCCAGGTCGTGATCACGTCCGGGTCGTAGTAGACCCGCCAGTACTTGTCGCAGGCCATGGTCGGGACCCCGGGCTTGACCACGGGGATCAGCGCCCACAGCGCGCTGGACAGGTAGGGCCGATCGGTTGCGGCGCGCAGGCGGGCTGCGGCGAAGGCGGTATGGGCATCCATCGTCATCCCTCCAGTCAGCGCGACATCAGGCCGGCGGCCTGCAGCAGCGGCGCGAAGTCCGCCGCCTCCTTGGGGACCTTGGCGCCCTTAGGGACGTTGCGCGCGAGCGCGCGGGCGGCCGCGGCCGCGACGTCGCTGGAGTTGAGCGCCGTGGCCCGGGCCAGCACCTTCCAGCCGGCCGCCCACCGCTCCGGGGTGTTCTTGGACAGCACTGCGGACGCCACGCTGGACAGCACCGCGTAGGCGCGATCGCCACGGCCAGGCAGTTTGAGGCTCGCGGGGTTGGCCAGCAGGTCTTCCGGGTCCGGCAGGTCCAGTTCCTTCCGCCAGTTCAGAAACTCCATGGCGGCCGCCTCGCCCACGCATCCGGCAACCAGTTCCACCTGGACGTCATCCCCGGCGCCGGCACCGTCCGCCGCGCACAGCGCCGTTGCGGCCATGTCCCAGGTCCGCGGGCTGGCCCACGCCTTGGACTGCTGCGACTCCTCCTTGGGGAACTGGTGCAGCAGTTGGCGCCGCGCCTGGATGAAGGACGCGATCAGTGCCGCGGAGCGAGGCCGCTGCTCGCGCCAGCCCTTGGGCAGCGTTGGCACCACCGGGCTGCCCCATCCGGCGACCATGCCCTCGATCCACTGGTCAGCCTGCATCCGCCAGCGCAGGTGCAGGAAGCGGTTGGCCAGCGGCGGGGCCAGGTCCCACCCTCCCGCGGCCCGGTCCGCCGGGTTGCAGGCCGCCACGATCGCGACCTTGTCCGGCGACAGTTCCAGATCGCCCACCACCCGGTCCAGGATCACGCGCAACAGCGCAGCCTGGACGGCCGGCGGGGTGCAGCTGATCTCGTCCAGGAACAGGATGCCGCCCGTCTTGGCCAGCCGGCGGGCCCAGGCCGGCGCCGCCAGGTAGACGTTGGGCGCGTGCCGGGCGCTGTCCAGTTTGGCGCCCTGGATCTTGTCCGCATCCACCAGACCCAGCGCCAGCAGCGCCTGGACGGTGGATTGCGTGTCGTCCTTGTCGATCACGGGCAGCCCGGCGAAGTCGGCGGGCTCGCGGATCGACGCGATGACCACCTCCAGGTGCTCCTTGAGCGCACCGGCCAGGGCGATCGTGAAGCTGGTCTTGCCCACGCCCGGGTCACCCTCCATCAAGACAGGCAGTCGTGCCTGTACGGCCAGGGCCAGCGCGGTTGCTGCGGGGGTCGTCGTCATGTCGTCGTCTCCTGTCGGATCGGGTCAGGTGCTGCGGTCTTGTAGCAGGATCAGTCCGGGCTGGGCAACGGGGGGATGTACCGCGGGTCCAGGATCCCCATGCTGCGCAGGATCGGGGACCACGGGGCCACGGCCATCCGCTCGTCACGGTCCATCTTGCGCACGCGGCCCTCGGCGTCGAACCGCGTCCGCGTCGCTGCGGATGCGCAGGCCACGATCCGCAGGCGGTCGTCACCCTCTACGGACCGCATCGCGTCCAGCAGCGCGCGCATCATGTCGGCGTAGGGGACCGCCTGGCCGTTGGCGATCGCGCGCATGATCACGCCGGCCGGCTGGCCATCCAGCAGTTGGCACAACCGCGCCAGCAGATCCTGGTCCGTCGTCACTAGGTGCATCACGTCGTCGTCCTCCTGTCATGGGTATGATCCCACAGGTCGGCCTTGGATGCAACAAGAAAATAACCACATACAGGTGCGGGCCTGGCGCCGCGTACAAAACGGGGGCCCCGTGACGAGCGGGGCCCCCTGACAGGAGGTCCGACGGGCGCCGTTGACGGCGCCTGACGACCACCACCATGGTGACATGTCCCAGCCCAGCGTCAACCCCTGGACAGACAACGGGCCAGGTTGCCCTGGCCCGTCGCTCCCTCCCGGATTCGTCACGGTCGGGTCGTCCGCTGTTGGTGGATAGGATCTGCGCCGCAGCCTGCCCGGCCTTGGCGCGCTTGGTAGCAGGCCCCGGGATCGCACCGGGATGCACCGGGTATGAGCCGGTCGTGGTCACTGTCCCACCCGCCTGCATCACGAACAGCGCCTGGTGTCGCACCAGGAGGCCGCGGCCCATCCAGTAAAGGAACCTCTGTCCGCCACGGACTACAGCACCGCGCGGTCAGATCGTCAACCGCGCGGTGCCCAAACCCCGCCTTGCCGCGCCCTGCCTAGCCCAGCCTGGACATGCCACGCCGCATCAGAACATCCCGTAGGCCATCGTCAGCGACTGCGCGTCCGGCGCCACTGGCCGGTACATACCGCGATCGCAGAAGGACGACGGGGCGACTGTCTTGCCGACCGCATCGACGTAGCAGGAGAACGCTCCCTCCCGCACCGTGAACATCACCTGCGGCACGCCCTTGGCCCGCAGCTGATCCTGGTACCGGCTGGCCAGGACGGTGTCGATGGCGACACGCACGTACGACTTGTCTGACAAGGCGGACCGCACTGCGTCGATCCAGCCATCGTGCGGGTAGACCTTGTGGCCGTGCCCGCGCTCCTGGTCCTTGAAGCCCAGCAGGACCAGCTGCAGGCCCGCCTTGTGGCAGGCCCTGACGATGTAGGGCAGCGCGTCGATGTCCTGCGATCCCAGGACGTGGTGGACGTTGGGGCGCGGCCAGCGCCAGACCACGTCCGATCGGTGCTCGCCACCCAGGTTGGCCACGACGGTGCCCGCGTCCAAGTGTCGGGCCAGCATTCTGACCTCGTCGCCAGTGTCGCAGCTGTAGGCGAAGGTCCCGCACGTGTCCAGGATGTCCACCGCGCCGGGGCCGTCCAACCAGGTCAGCGACTTGGTCGTGAAGTTCGGGACCACGCCACGGTTGCGGAACACGTTCAGGATCTGCTGGAAGTGTGGATGCGCCGTCGGCTCGCCGCCGCCCAGCGCCACTTCGAAGACGCGCATCGAGGCCAGGCCGTCGGCCAGGCGCGTGATCCAGTCCAGGTCGGCGTGCTGTCCGCGGACCGTGCTGCCCTGGTAGCAGTAGCTGCAGCCGGCGTCGCACCAGTCCGTGATCTTCACGTCCACCAGTTCCGGCCAGGTGGACTTGTCAGGCGCAGCCGCCTGCCGGTCGTGGACCGTGTCGAAGCGGAAGCGGACCTTGTTGCCGTGGTCCCGGGAGAACACCACCCAGTACCCGCCGCGCAGATCATCCCGGCGCGCCACCGTGACGGCCGATCTGCGATCGCGTTCCAGCGGCAACTGGAAGCCACTGGCGCTGGGCCCTTCCAGCGGGTGGGTCTGGTCGGTGTTGTCGTTGCCACCCAGGATCGCCAGGCGGTCCTGCATCATCCAGATCATCAGGTCCCGCACGAAGTCCGCGTCCAGACCCTGGCCGTCCCAGCTGCGCGGCAGCACCCACTCGGACTGGTGGTCCACACCATCGCCCTTGGGTTCCATCCCGATCAGGCCCGCCACGATGCCGGCCACCTTGGCATCCCTGGCCTCCCGCGCCGTGTCGTCCTGCCAGTCCGCAGCGAACACGGCCTCCAGATTGCCGCGCAGAATCTCGCCCAGGTAGTCCAGTTTGGCCTCCCGGGATGCCGCCGTGAAGAAGTCCCACCCGAAGTGGCCGCCATCGACGTCGTCGGATGCCTTGATCCCTGGTGGCAGGAGCAGCAGAGAGTGGGTGCTGCTGCTGTTGGTCGCGAAACCGCCACGGACATTGAGAATCTTCACGGTCGTCCCTCCTGTTCGATCCCTACGATGCCGCATCTAGCCATGCGGCGCCATGCCACGCCTGTCCCTGCCGCACCTACCCTAGCCCTGCCACGCCCAACCCGGCCTTACCTCGCCGTCACCTTGCCCAGCCCCGCCTGGATCTAGCCGACTGGCCTGGATGCGATCCCGGCCAGTCGAACACTTGCCTTGCCACGCCAACCTCTTGCCTTGCCCCGCCTAACCACGCCTGGCCGAACCAAGCCTTGCCTCGCCATGCCCCGTCGTCCTAGCCGCCACCCAACCAGGCCCAACCCCGCCACCGCCGCGCCAAGCCTAGCCGCGCCGTGCCCGGCCCTACCATGCCCGGACCACTAGCCGCCGGGGACGGCATTGAGCCGCCCGGCGATCCATGCCCCGCCGTGCCTTGCCCGACCGTGCCTGGCCATGCCACGCCAGACCTGACCACACCTTGCCTGACCTCGCCCCGTCCTGGCCGGCGCCGCAGGTGCGACCCCGCGGCTCCGATGTCCACGCCGTACCACGTCCTGCCAAGCCACGCCATGGACCGCCTCGCCTTGCCCAGCCATGCCGAGGCATGCACTGCCCCGCCGCGCCTGGGATCTGATGGAACGTGCCGGAATCGAACCGGCCACCGGACTGGTCCAACCAGACGTCCCGCTAGCCTCGCCTTGCCGCGCCTAGCCCAGCCGTGACCCGCCCGGCCTTGCCAGACCTAGCCACATCCCGCCCGGCCTCGGACCGCCATGCCTTGATCTAGCCGACGCCAGCTGCGCTGCCTGGCGCCGATCCTTGCCCAGCCCAGCCTTGCCACGCCGAACCTTGCCACGTCACGGCTTGCCCTGCCTTGCCGAACCGAACCCCGACATGACACGCCTTACCTGGCCATGTCCTGCCGAACCGCGCCTAGCCTAGCCCTGCTGCCACATCGGTTGTCAAAGACCAGCTGCTTGGTCCCACGCGCGCGGATAGGCGCGCGTGGGGTGATGCGCCTTGCCTTGCCGCGCCGCGGCGTGGCTCGCCCAGCCGCGCCTGGCCAAACCAGACCAGAGCCTGGCTCGCCGTACCCCGCCACGATCACTTCCGCTTCTTGCGATCCTTCACGTCGTCGTCGGTCATCAGTTTGTAACTGTCGATTCTGAACAAGCCGAAGTCCGGCCGGAAGTCACCGACCCCGACCAGTCGCCCGGCGCGCTCGATTGCCTGGTGCAACGTGTCCTGGTCGATGTACTCCGGCAGGAGAATCGACACGACGAAGTCCGTGGACCAACCGGCATTGAACGCCGGCCGCGACCGGGGGACGGCGTTGCGCTGAACGTTGACCTTTCGGGTGTCGATGAAGTCCCAGGTGTCCTTGCCCAGCAGCGCGTCGCCCTTGATCTTGATGCCGGCGCGGAACAAGTCACGCGCGCTCTTGCGCGGGGACCTGGGGTCCTGCATGTAGCGTGCGGCCTCGCAGATCGCAGCCTTGATGTTCAGGCCCGGGATGCACAATTCCCCGTCCGCCGTCCGGTAGCAGTAGCTTTCGATGTTGTCGGACTTCTTCTCGGCAGAGCCTTTTTTGGCTCGGCCTTTCGCCGCCACGGCTTCCGTGTCCCAGCGGTGCATCAGGAGTACTTCCGTGCCAGCGATGGACACTTCCACCGCGTACGGTTCCGCGAACTCCACCACGCCCTTACCGCTGGTCTTGCCGGTCTTGTACTTGACCTGGTCCTCGTTGACCGCCGTTGCCGCTCCGTTCCCTGTCGTCATTGCCGCCTCCTGTCGATCGCTTCCGTTGCCGGCCGGTCACCATGACCCGCCGCACCTCGCCTTGCCATGTCACGCCCAGGCCAGCCTAGCCTCACCGAACCCTGCCACGCCCTGGCATCCCATGGGCTCCTAGTCGCCGTCCTCCTCGTGCTGATCCGCGCAGTGCAGCTGCGCCGGGTCGTGCCGCGTGTAGATCCCCAGGAACGTGCGCCCCTTGCAGAAGCAGCATGTGCCGACTGCCGCATGACGCACAGTCACCGGCCGCCGGATCGTAAAGCGGATGGCCTCCACCGTGTCGTCATCGTCATCATGGTTCGCCGCATGGTCCGCAGCACGGGCATCCGCAAGCTCGCCCTCTTGGACCAGCCAGCATTCGCCGCACATCCTGTGGGTCCATTCGGCCATCAGCCCCTCCTCCTTCGTTGGCCCGCCGTACCTCGCCTTGCCGCGCCATGCCCTGCCACGCCGCGGCAGGCCTCGCTACGCGCCGTTCTGTGTCGTAAGTCCCGTTCCGCAGGCGTCCGATCCAGTAGGTCCATCACCGGGATTCGGGTGTCCTTGGAAATCTTGACCACCAAACTCCATCGTGGCCTGTGCTTGCGCGTCAGGATCAGCGACAGGGCCGCGTGGCTGACGCCCCATCGCTTGCCAGCTTCGCGCAACGTCATGTCGCGATCGCGCAGCCAGACCGCCAGCGGATGGTGCGGGTTCTGGAAGCGCCGCGTCTTGCCGGTGCGCGGGTGGCGGGTCATGGCCCGGCCGGGGTGAAGTCGGCATAGCGTCCACCAGATGCCTTGTGGACGCGCAGCATCGCCGCCACGGTCTTGCCGTACGGCGTCAGGGCGAAGCGCGGATGCATCCCGGTCCCACCATGTTTGACCAGGCCGGCGGCCTCCAGGTCGTCCGCACATGACCAATCATCGTGGCTGCTGATCTGGCCGTCCTTGATCCGCGTTGGCGGACATGCGCCCGACAGATGTGCCAGCCCTGGGTGCAGCGTGGCATCGCAGCGCATCCGTCGCCGGTCCGGGTATCCACGATGATCCACGACCACCGTTTCGATGTAGGCGAAGGTGCTCCAGTGGTCCTTGCCGAACGCCTCGATCGGGACGAAGCACGCCGAACAGGCTGGAGGCATGCTGTGTCTCGCATTCTCAGTCATCGGATCGGCGCTCCTTGTCCGCGATCGCCTGGATCTGCTGGACGATGTCTGCGTGCCCGGCCAGCGCGGCATCGCGCGTCGGGTACCGCTGAACCATCCCGGCCAGGTCGCCGCCGAACACCGCCGTCTCCCACAGTCGCGGGATCGACTGAAGGCCCATCCCCATGTCCAGTCCGATGAACACGGTGCTGATCTGCGCGTCACCCACGCGCTCGTACGCCAGCTGTCGCGCAGCCGGCGTCTGTTCGAACCACGCAGCCCACGTCAGCGTGTCGGCCGGGATCGGTTCCCCGTGATCATCGAGGATCCAGTAAAGCGGTCTGATCGGATCGGTTGCCATCGTCACCCCCTGTCGGGCCGATGGTAACCACAGCTTACCAGTTCAGGCAACTCCGAAGATCAACGGGCCGCCTGTCGCCAAGCGGCCCGTCCTTGTGCCACGCCAAGCCCGACCCGGGCCCGCCTTACCTCGCCACGCCTCGCCCAGCCAGGGCATGCCTGACCACGGCGCCGTGATCCTACTTGCTCCCCTTGATCGCGGCGCTCCTTTTCATGGCGTCCTCGGCGGACTTGCCCAGCACCAGCGCGCCCAGCACCCCGGCGAGCACCAGCAGGTCGTGGTCGGTCAGGCCGAGGTTCCAGCGCCGATTCGCGACGACCAGCAGCGGGAACAAGATCGCGGCCAGCCAGTTCCGCTGGCTGGCCAGCGGCCCCTTGGCCACCGTCATGCCCGACACCGTTTCCGTGCTTACCAGCTTCTTGAGCAGTCCGATCATCGCCGTCCTCCAGTTGTCGTCCGGTGGGCGCCCAGGTCTGCCTAGACGTAGGCCCCACACGTTCGTGATCTCCCCGTCCACAACCATGGGCGGGTCACACCTTGAGCCGTTCCAGCGGCGGGCGCCGGATCCCCATGTGGCCGTCGCGGTAATGGGTCCCGTTGCGCCTGGCGTCCTCGACCCTGACCATGGCGTTGCGCGCGCGCATGCGCGCTGCGTAGGCGTCCGGTGTCTCGCCCTTGTCCGGCGGGCCGCCGCCGTTCGCGCCAGCGACCACGTTGCCACCCGCTTGCAGGATCAGCACGACATGGGTGGCCTTGCCGGGCTTCCCAGGGCTGCTGTAGAAGGCCAGATCCCCTGCCTTTGGCGGGCCGATCCCAGGCTGCAGTCCACGCCACAGCTGGTCAGCGGTCTGGTCCGGCAGGTCCAGGCCGACCTGCCGCCAGACCCACAGGACGAAGCCGCTGCAGTCGTAGCCGTCCGGTCCGTTGCCGCCCCACACGTAGGGCTTGCCGACCTGGCCGATCGCCGCCAGCACGACACGATCGCGGAAGTCCTGGTCCGTCACATCCCAAGGCTATCGCGCAGGCGGCCCGTCCGCTAGGTCGCGAAGAACAGCGCCGTGTGGAGGCGCTGGACGCTGCCCAGCCCGCCCAGGTTGTAGAGCCCATTGGTGCAGCTGGATGCCAGGGTCACCGAGGCGCCGTCGAACACCAGACCCAGCGTGTCCCCGGCGTTGATCATGTTGGTCACCGAGAAGATGCCCTTGAGCGTGGACAGGAACACCGTGCTGCCGACGTGGGCCGCCTGGTAGTCGATGACGGTCCCGGTGCAGGTCCGCGAGCTTTATGCCGGCGGGTCGGGCTCAATCACCGGCTGCAGCTGAATGTTCACCACGGTGATGTAGCCGCCATTCGGCTGCTGCACGAACTGCGGAATGCCGGCCAGTGTGCACCGATGCTGCTTCAGCAGCTCCTGGAGCGCAGCACCGCACGCGCGCACGCGCTCATCCTGCACCTTGCGCAGCAGCGCGCGTGCGCCCTTCTCGTCTTCACCTGGTGCGGGGGCTGGCGCAGGCGCCAGTACCGGCGTTCCGTTTGCCTGGCTGCTCACGTGTTACCTCCTGGGACCGGATCAGTGATGCTTGCCGCGGCGATCTCCGCGAGCCCGCGTTTGCTGGCGCCGTTGGCGTGCTGGCGCAGCCATTCCTGCAACCAGACGAGGGCTGTGTACATCGGCGCTGGCGAGCCGTCCGGCAGCGCGTTCAGGAAGCCGGTGTTGGTCGCGTTGGGCCGCGTATCCAACGGGATCGGGCACTGGCGCAGGAAGCCAGCCAGGAACGGCCCCACTTGCGCAGCTGGGAGCGCGTAGGTCACCACCTGGTCCACGATCGGTGGTATTGCCGCCAAGTTGCCTTCCACCTTGAACGTCGCCGTGAAGTCTCCTGCCGCCATTGTTCCTCCAGATGCACACTACACCCACGCCGGGAGCCAGTGAACCACGCCTGCGATGCGGACGGGAAGCCACGTTGCCTGTGCTGCTGCAGTTGGTCCGGCCCCGCCAATGGTCCCGAGTGTTGCTCCAGCGCCTCCCCCGAGCGCGTCGAGCGCGGCGAAGTCCACGCGCCCCGTCCCAGGCGCGAGACGGAGCGAATCGCCCGCCGCAAGGCTCGCCACATCAACGGCAGTTCGAGACACCGACCAATCGAACGTGCCGCCTCCTCCGAGGACGAGGCTCCCGTCGATCTCCACGTTCCCGCCGACAACGCGGAATGAGTCCCCCGTCGCGAGATCGAGCCGGTTCGCGACCGTCGCGGACAGCGCTACCGTTCCGCCTGTCGCCATGAACAGCGAGCCGGTTGTGATCCGGAGGCTGTCGCCGTCTGCCAGCGTAGCGATGTTGGCGGCGAGCCTGGACAGCGCCCAGTCGAATACCCCACCAGCGCCGAGGCGGTATTCGCCTTCGACCTCCATGTTGCCGATCACGATGCGGAAGCTGTCTCCGCTAGCCAGGTCCAGTCGGTTGGCTGCACCACGCGACAGCGACACGTCCACGGTCGCGCCTGCGCCCAGGTTCAGCAGCCCACCGAGGTTCACCGGGGCAGTGCCCGTGTGGTCGATGAACGTCCCAGCGGTCATGACGGAGGAGAGGCCGATCACCGTCGTAGGCCCGGTGACGTTCTCCATCCGAATGTGCCGGAAGGTCGTGACCGTTCCGGTGAACGTGGTGAAATTGCCGAGTTCGATCCGGTTCCAGGTGGTGATGGTGATGCCGGTGCCAACGGAACCGAACGCCTGGAACTGCGAAACGGTGGTTACCGTCAACGTCCCGACGCCAGCCGTCGTGCGCACGAAGGCGGGTTGCGACAGGAACGACCGAAGCTGCGACATCGTGAGTGCGACCGAGCCGTTGACCTGGATGCTGGGCTGGTCGATGAACGCCTGCCCAGGCCCGAAGCTCACCGCAACGCCTGCCTGGTTCCGGTAGGTGTTGCCGTTGTTGAACAGCAAGTAGTGGTTGAAGGCGAACCCGGCCTGCTGATGCTCAACGATTCCCTGGAGCGCCAGAGCCCCGTAGCTCACGTTGGCGTAGTTGTGAATCGCCGTCATCGCATACTGGATCATGAAGCCGGGGGAAGTCGTGAACGTGATCGACCCCGATGAGCCCCACAGCATGATCGTGCTGGAGGTGTCGTCGATGGAAATGACCGGCGAGTTCGGACCCAGCGCGGACAGGTTGCCGATGTTCACCTGGTTCACGCCGGTCGTGCGGACGCTAAACAGGTCGATCGTGCCGGCGTTGTTCTGCAGCCTGAAGAACGGTGCGACGGACGGGCTTCCATCGCGGATGGTCACCGCGCCGGGGCTGGTGGCGACGGTGACCATCGGATCCGACGAAATGTCGTAGGCACCCTGCAGGTCGTTGATCTGGTCGAAGCCACCAGTCAGCGGGTTGAAGGAGAACGGCACGGCACTACGTCCTGGTCACCGTGTCGATGCGCTGGGTGGCGCCGACGTAGACGATGGTGAGCGTCGCGACCGTGGTGCCGCCAGAGCCGCCGGTCTTATAGACCACCGTGGTCAACCGGTTGCTGCCGTCGTAGCCCAGGTCGATGAAGTCGTGCGCGAACGGCACCAGGCCCGACTGGATCAGGACCGGGAATGGATTGGCCGCGGAGCCGCGGTCGATCGTGTCGTCGGATGGATCCGTGACGACGACGCGGCGTGGGCTGTGGCGCTTGATCTTGCGGGCGGCCATTGGGTCACTCTACTTCAGGATCGCGGTGAGGGTTCGGGTTGCGCCCTGGTTGGTTGGGCTGCTGCTGGTGCCGGTGCGAAAGCGCAGGAATCGCACGTACGCGGCGCCCATGTGGTCCTCGTCGTCCAGCGCCACGATGCGCGACGTGCCGGCTTCAATCTCGACCTCCTTGCCGGCGTCGTCGTACATGTTGCTGAACGCCGTGCCGTCCGTGCTGCCCTGGAAGGTCAGGGTGGTGCCGTCCAGCGCGGCCGGAAACTGGAGCGCCACCAGGCGGTAGTTCTCCAGGTCCAGCACGTCGGAGAGCGCGGCGCCGCTGGCGATCTGCAGGGCTCGGTGGGTGTACTTGGCCAGGGCATGCTCACTTGAGGTGGATGGTCAGCACGCGGTCGGCGGCCTGGTTGACGGCCACGCCGCTGGTCCCGCTGCGGATCTTGAGGAAGCGGTAGGCCGCCAGTTCGTTCTTGGCCGCGTCCAGGCCGATGGCGCGCGCCGCGGCCGCCGTGACGGTAACCTCCGCGCCGGCATCGTCGTGGACGTTGTTGTACGTGCCGGCGAACGAAGCCGCCGCCTGAAAGGTCAGGTTGGCCACCGTCCAGGCCGCCGGCATCTCGATGGCCCAGGCGCTGTACCCCTCCATGTCCAGCACGTCCGACAGGGACTGGCCGTTGAGGATGGTGACGTTGCGGGTGGTGGGTGCGCCCATGGTCGGTTACCCCTTGCTGGTGCGGTCGCGGTCACGGCCGTTCGGACCCAGGCTGCGGATCTCGGCTTTCAGGTCGTCGTGCTCTGCCCGGTGGAATTCCCGCTCCTCGTGCATCAGGGTGGCGAAGTCGGCGCGGCACTGCTTGATGTCCGTCAGGTAGTCCGTGCGCGCCTGTTTCATGTCCTCCAGGAACTGCGCATCGCGGGCCGGCCCCACCACGGTGATCATGTGCCGCACGAACCAGATGAACGTGCCCAGCAGCAGGATCGCCACCACAACGGCCAGCCCGAACTGCGCCACGGCCTCCCACGTGTTGGTCGCGCTGGTCGCGGTCGCGCCGTCCACTAGCCCACCCCCATGGACCGCAGCAGGCGGGCGCGGGCCTCCACGCGCTCCAGCTGCTGCTCAAAGGGCGTGCACGAGCCCAGGTCTGCGCACGGGCCGCATACGTGGCCCATGCACTGCCGGCAGAAGCCGGTGCCAGGATCCGGGCCGGGCTTGACGAACGCCACCCGGTTGCAGTGCCCGCAGGTGATCGTGTCGGCTTCCCAGGTGGGGCCGTCTGGACTGGTGATCATGGCCTGGCCCTGCGGGCGCCGCAGCATGGGTTACTCCATGATGTGACAGATGGCAGTGACCGCCACCGCCGAGCTGGTGGGCGTCAGGATCGTGAAGCCGCTGTTGGCCGTGGCCGGTGCCACCAGTTCGCCGCCTGGCGCCGCGACCCACCGGAACGTGGCCCGCTGGTTGAGCGGGATGTCCAGGCAGAAGGCGTTGGCCGTCACAGTCGGGTTGGCCGTATGCGCCTGGCCGGCGGCGCTGGTGGCCGCGCCGTCCGCGCTGTCCAGGCTCTGCGGGGTCACGGTGCTGCCGCGCGTGCCAACGCTGGTGGTGTGCTTCTGGAAGCGCCACAGGAAGCTGCCGTCCGCGGCCGCGGCCTCGCTGCCAACGATCACGTCGTACAGCTTGAACCGCCCCGACGCCGAAGCGGTGATGTCCCCCACGGCCAGGGTGGTGGATGCGGTGCGCTGCATGGTCACGGAGTAGGCGGGCATCGTGTCGCTCCTTGCTGGTGAAGTTCAGGCTATCGCACGGATGGTGCCGGTGGGAAGCCCTTAGCCGACCCGGCGCCCGGAGAACTGGTTCCCGGTGTGCGCAGTGACGCTGTAGGCGACTAAACCGCCGTTGAAGACGAACACATCCACCGTATCACCAACGAGACACTTGAAGAGGGCCGTCACCGTTCCACCTACGTGAGAGCCCGCTACTCCAGAAGACCCGTAGTGCGTAGCCCGGTCGTTGCCGTTCTGCCGCATGAAGACGGCCATGTTGACCCCGGCCCCGATGGCCGATAGCCAAACGGATGCAGCAAAGAGGTAGGTGCCTGCTTCCTTGCAGGTAAAGATGCCGGTGCCGGCGCGGTAGCTCGCGTCGTCATCGAACTGCTGCACGTTGAACACCACACGAGTCGTCGCCCCGGCCGCAATGCTCTGCGATGAAGTGAAGCGAAAGGCGCGAAAGTTGGCCTGCCCGCCGAGCAGCACCGAGCCGTCATCCATTACGATTAGCGGCGCAGCCGTGTCGGCGATGTCCCCGAGCGTGCGCAACCCGCCCGCGCGCGTTGAGAAGGAGTTGTGCTCCGCTCCAACCCACGCGTACCCGTCCCCGAGCGAACCGTCGCAATAGGAGCTGGCGTAGGTGCCTCGCTCCAGCTGCGCCGCATCTGCGAAGTAGAGGTCTTGCGTCACGGATCGCACCGTCATCCTGACATAGGCGGTGCCAGCCGGGGCGGTGCCACTCGCTACGCCACGCACCCAAATGTCTGGCTGCGTTTCGAAGCGAATATCGGTGGTTACCGTGCCGGTGGAGGCCAGGGCGCCGTCCAGGAACTCAAGGTCCACCGCGATGGTTTCGTCCCCGGTCGTGGACTTCAGCCAGCATGAAGCTGACCACGCCTCACCTACGGCGGCCGGCACTGGCTGTACCCGCAGGGCTGCTGCTGCAACGGTCCATGGAAGCCGCGCTGAATTTCCTCCAAACAACCCACCGCCAACTTCGAGGATCGGATCCGCCTGAATGCCAAGCACCAACGTCCATCCGTCAGTGACGTTGTTCTCGAAAGACGGGTTTGGAATGTAGTTGGTGGTCGGCCGATCAACCACGACCGAATACGGCATCCCGTCCGAGTGCGCCCGACTGGCTTGCAGCAGCTCTGCCTTCATCGACTGAAACTCGGTCGGCACCGCCACTCCAGCCTGCGTGAACGTCTTGAACCTGCCGCTCCGCAATCCCAGCACCAAGTCGGACCCAGCGGCGGTCGCTTCGGTGTCCTTGATCAGCGGGTCCACCAGGCGACCTTGCGTGTCGAGCTTGGCGATGGCGCCGGTGCCTGGCTTCAGCGAGCTGCCGCGAATGGCGCCGCCAGCCACCTCCGTGCCGGTGCGGTCGGTGGCCAGGATCTCGCCGCCGCTCACGGTGAGTCGCCGGCCCGCGGTGGGGTCGGCCGGATCCTTGATCTCGGGGGAAATTAGCCGCGTGTTCGTCGCGCGCTTGTCCTGGTAGGTGGATCCAGACTGGGCCTCGCTGCTGGTAGACGCCTGGCCAACGCTCTGCTGATAGCCGCTGGACGCGGCGAACGCGACACCGATGGCCACGTTGTACTGGATCACCCCGTTCGTAAATCCGTCGTAGACGAAGTGGTAGTCGCCCGTGTCCGGCGGACACGTCACCACGATCTCCGCGGTGATCCCGCGAACCAGGCCCTTCACCTGGGCAAGGCCTGGCGTGATCCGCACGCGGTTCCCGTCAAGAACGCTGCCAATGAACCCGTCCTTGATCCGGTCATCCAGCACGTCGCCCCAACCGCGGCCGTCGTCCGGTGGGTGAAACGGCTCCGAAAAGAGGTCGCCAGGATCCGGCGGTGGCGGTGGCGGGCGCACCATCTTGAGCCCCCACTTGATGTGCGGCACCGCCGAAAACAGGTCCACCTCCTTGGTCACCACCTCCCAGCGGTCGCTGGCGCTGGCGCCGTCCATGCCGAACGTGAGCACGATGTCCGTTGGCAGCACCACCAGGTCGCCCAACTGCACGAAGTGCTTGGACACGTTCGTTGTCACGGACAGCTCGGGCGTGCCGTCGTAGAAGCGCTCAATCACGCGGCGGGCCGCCAGCACCGGGATGGTCACGTCGATCACGCGCGACCCGGGCGGGAAGTCGTACTTGTTGTCGTCGCCAAAGGCCTTCCGGTGCTTGATCCGAAAGGCGACCCGGGCTGGCGCGCTCACGTCGTCCTCGGGCGCCACGTAGTGTGCGCTCGCGTCCTCCAGGGTGCCGTCCACCTCGATGATCTCGACCTTGCTTTGGTCGGTGGCGTGAACCAGCATGTGGAACGCCGTGCGGCTCTCACCCAGGCGAAAGTCTGTGGCGTTGTCGGACCGCTGGTTGTTGATCCGCTCCACCCCGCAGAAGGAGTGCACCCAGGCGCCGTCCAGGATGTAGGTGTCGCCGGGTCCGTCGTTCTCGTGCAGCGCCAGCGGGTCGTCCCCGTAGTGTTCGTGGGCGGCAGCGCCGTGCGTGTCGCCGGTGAAAGTGCCAAGGCTGATGGTCTTGCTTTTCAGGAAGGACTCCACCCCCGTCCACTTCGTCGCGAACGTCTCCTCCAGCACGCGGCTCGTGGCACCAGGCACCGCCCAGTTGCCCTGGCTCGCGGTGTCGTTGTGCTCGTGCCGGTACAGGAAGTCCGTGTCCGTTTCGCCGGCAGCGCTGTCGGTGCCCGTCTGCCGGCGCTCGTCGGTGCCGCTGCCCTGGCCTTCGCCCTTCCAGCCGAACTCCACGATCGCTCGGTTCAGGATGTCGCCGTACGCGTTCTTCTGCACCACCTCGTCCACGTCGTCGTTGGTCCAGGTGTCGGCTGCGGTCGCAGCTGGGTCGTAGGGCACGAACTTGATGCGGCCCTCCTCGGTCACGAACAGCGTGCCGCCCAGGAGCGCGTTCACTTCCTGGGCCGCCTGGAAGGCGTCCACGTCCTGCTCCACGCGGTCCTCGGTGCCGTGCAGCCCGCGCCCTGTGTTCCAGTGGCTCATGGGATAGCTGCCGCCGGCCACGGTGTCCGGGTGAAAGCTCGCCGCATCGATCCTGTCATTGGGCACGCCGGACTCGATCAGCAGCCCGCCGATCGTGCCCCAGGCGTTGTGGTAGATGATCTGCAGCGGATGCATGCGCTTCGCTTCTGCGTCCACCGTGCGGGTCTTCAGCACCGAGAAGTAGTCCACGCAGCGCAGCGTGATGGAACCCTCGTCAGGGGCCACGTCTTCAATCAGTCCGTCGAACAATGGCGCGTAGTCGGTGAGCGCCAGGTCCGCGGTTCCCAGTTTCACAACGATGCGTTTGCTAAACAGCCGTGTGCTGCGCACCAGCTGGCGCACGGGTCCGAACTCGGAACCGTCGTCATGCAGCTTGATCTGCAGCTCGGCAGCCGTGGTGCGCCGCGTCACCGGGTCCAGCTTGCTCGCGAGGCCGGACACCGAGGACACGATGTTCGGCCAGTCCCCGATCGACTCCGGGCCGAACACGAAGCCGTAGGTCTTGCCGGCGTCGATTGTGACCGTCATGGTCACAGCCACGTCCTGCTTTCGCATGGCCTGCAGCCAGGCCTGGCTGACCGTCAGCACGTCAAGGAACCTCTCACACCTGGGGCCGCTTGCGCCAGTACCCTTGGTATAGGGTCGCCGGATCCTTGGCCCAGCGGCCACCCACGGGGTCCGGGTACAGGGCGCGCTGGCCCATGAGCGTGTCCTCGCCGGCCTGTGGCACGATGCCGGCGCGCATTGCCATTCCGCCCTCCAGCAGCGCGTGCCGCGGCGCAGGCGCGCGATCTGCGACGGTCGGGTGCCACGCCAGTGGCGGCACGTTCACCAGCACCACCGCCGTCTCCAGCCCGGCGTAGGGTGGCTGCTCAACCAGGCTGAACGCGAACCGCCGGATCTTGTCCGTCTCGTACGGGAACGTGCTGCGCGGATCGGCCAGCACCCAGAACGCCACCGTGGGGGCGGTGCCCGGCCGCTCAACCCAGCCGAATGCCCGGGTGCCCTGGTTGATGTCGCTCCACCAGCCGGTCACGGGCGTGGCCTGGGCGGTGTCGAAGGCCACCTCCACCGGCGTGATCATGGCCCGGCCGCGGTTGAACACGTAGCGCGTGGTCACGCCAGACCGGCTCACGAAGTCTGCCGTTTCTGACACCTGCTGGTCCGGGTCGTACGGCACGGTCGGGCGCCGCCGCAGCTGCCTGCGACGGCCAAGCACCAGCTCACCGATCTGCGGCGTAAACAGCGCGCTGGGCGACCTGGTGATCAGCACGCGCAGGAACTGGACGGCCGAGTAGACGTTCGGCGCCGGGTTGCCGCCGGTGCCCAGGGACAACGACACCAAGCGAGCGTTGGTGCTGCCGGGCGTGAACGTGGCCACCGTGATGAGGTTGGTGGTGAAGGCCGCGTCATCAGCGATCTGCAGCTCGACGGTGGTGGAGCCGATGGCGCCCAGGTTGTGGCCGCCGATTAGAACGTGGTCGAACTCGGCGTTGGCGCCGCCGAAGTCCACGCAGAAAGCCCAGCTGGTTGCGCTGCCGGCTGGCCGGGTGGGCCGGCCCAGGAAGCGGTCGTAGGCGTTGAAGGCCGGTGCTCCACCATCGGTGTCGTCCTGGCCGGTGGCCAGCGTCAGGCTGCCGCGCCACTGCGCTCGGAAGGCCGGCTGAGTGCGCCACTCTTCCAGGGCGTGCTTCGACATGAGCATCGGCCGGTCGGCGGCCGCGTCCGTCTGCTCCTGGGCTGGCAGGTCGGCAACGGTGTAGGCCATGTCAGCTGCTACCCCGCACGGCCGCCATTTCCGGCATCAGCACGTCGCGGATCCAGCGCCGGGCCTCGCCGCGGTTGGGCAGCGCCAGGGTGCTCACGGTCAGGTTCACCGGCCCGCCGCCGCTGCCACCAGGCCCAACCACCCCGCCGCGCTGAAAGCCGGCCATGCCAGTTACGAATGGCACGCCGCGGGTGTTGGGGCCAATGGTGCGCGAGGCCTTGAGCAGCCCAGCCGTGACCTCGGCCGGCAGGATCAGCTCGCCAGGCTCGGCCATAATGGGCACGCTGTCGCGACCCCGGATGCCACCGCTCACGATGCCGCCGGTCTGCGCCTTGGTCATGAGGCTGGACACGTAGGCGAAGGCCGCACCTGCCGCGGCCGCACCCAGGGCGAAGCCGATGAATGGCACGGTCTGGTGCGCCGCGAACGCCTCGGCAGCTGCCTTCACGGCGGCCGCGATCACCACCTGCTTCATGGTGTCCAGGGCCGACTGTGCCACCGCCTTCAGCGACACGCGGATGGCGTCGGCGCTGCGCATGGCGCCCGCTTCGACCGCGGCCCAGGCCGCACCGATCTGCTCGCCGGCCGACACGAAGGCCTGGGTGATCGTGGCGCCCAGCTCCAGTGCCTTCGCTCGCATCGCTTCCATGCGCTGAGTCGCCAGGCCAACCTTCTCCTCCATGGCCTTGATGTCATCGGCCGACACGTCGGGCCTGGCCGCGAGCGCTTGGGCCTGCAGCAGCAGGGCCGCCAGCGCCGCGCGCGCCTGCACCGCTGCGGCTTGCACCTGAGTGATCGGCACGTCCGTGTTGTTCAAGCCGGCCAGCGAGCGCTGGGCGTCGCGCACCTTTTTGGCCAGGGACTCCAGCGCGCGCTCGGCGTCCTTGGACACTACCGCGGCGATTGGCGGCCCGGCTGCCTTCGCGGCCCCGCCCAGCACGTTGATGCTGGCCGCCGTCTCGCGGACCTTCCTGTCGTAGGTCGTGGCGACGGCATGCGCCGCCTTGATCGTGTCATCCCACTTGCCGAAGTCGTCCACCTGCTCCTTCAGCACTTCACCGAATGATTCAGCGGCCACCTCCAGCGTCTGGTTGACCATCTCGAAACCCTTGGCCAGGGGGTTCATGCTGATGGCGCCCAGGGCCACGAGGCCGTCCAGGATGAGGCTGAACGGCTTGTTCAGCAGCTCCACCGCCTTCAACTGCAGCTGCCAACCCTTCACGAGGAGCAGCAACGCACCGGTGCCCACGATCCGCAGGCCCTGAAACATCTTGCCCAGGAATCCGATCACGGAGAGCACCGAATGGACCGCCGTTACCACGACGGACCAGCCGCTGGTCACCCAGCCCTTCATGGTGTCCGTGTTGGTTGCCATCCAGGCGTTCAGCTTCACCAGCGTGTCGGTGGCCACCACCATTACCGCATTCACGACCTCGTTCTGCGTGACGGCAGTGCCGATCGTTTCCTGCAGGTCGCTCCAGGCGTTCTGCAGTATGGTGAGCCGGCCGCTGTACGTCTCGGCTGCCGCCGCGGCTGCACCGCCGAACCGCGCGTTGATCTGGTCCAGCGCAGCCGCGAAGGCTTCGCTGGGCGCCAGGCCTTCCTTCACCTTGATGCCGTAGCGGCCCAGCATGGCCACGTTGCCGGCGGCCGCCTTGCCAAGCAGCATCATGGCGCTGTTCAGATCGGTACCCGTGACGGTGGCGAAGTCGGCCGCGGCCCTGGTGGTTTCCTGCAGCTTCTTGCCGGTGATGCCGAAGGAGGCGCCGATGGACGCGGCCGCGATGGTCACCTCGTCACCGAACTGCGTGGTGCGCTGCAGCTCGCTGGCGAACTGGGCAAACTCGGCGGTGGCTGCCTGGGCGCCTTGCACGCCCGCGCGGCCAAGCGCAGCGGTGAGGCTGACCATGGCCCGGTCTTGCTCGGCCGCGGCCGCCACGCTCTCGCTCAAGAACCCTGCGAGCGCACCCAGCGCCTTGCCGGCACCGGACAGCACGGCCTTGAAGGCCTCCACTTCCAGCAGGGCGCCCCGGAAGGACGACTTCAGGTTCTTGCGCACATCGTCGGCATCCGCCGCGATGTCGAGAACGATTCGCCCGCCCAGGATCTCCCCTGCCATGCCTACCGCCGTCGCCCTTTCTTTTCAGCCCTGCGCGCTGCGTCCTTCTCCCACTTCGCCTTGAGCGTGAACCATTGCCCCCACTCGTGGATCTCCGACACCGGGAGGTCGCGCACCACGCAGGCTGGCAAGCCGATTGTCTCAGCGATCCGAAAGACCAGCCAGCCCTCCTGGTCCCCGGCTAGGTTTTTCCCGCGGCAGCGGCCTCCTCGTTCATGAGCTTCTGCGCCGCATCGGCCAGCTGCTTCAGGGCGCCGCTTGGTGGCAGGTCCAGGAGCAGCGACTTGTCTGCGTCCGAGAACACCTTGCTCCCGTCCTCGTTGTAGGTGCACGCCACCACCAGGTAGACCAGCGCCTCGGTCATCTTGGCCACGTCCACGCCTTCGTTCGCCTTGGCCGCCCCGCCCGCGTCGAGCTTGGTCATGCCGGCGATCTCCAGGAACTCCTTGCGCACCCGCCAGGACGGCTCGCGCACCGTGAAGGCGCGACCGCTGATTACCACCTCTGCGCTTCGGCCCTTGGACCCCAGCACCAGGTCACGCAGGGACGACGTTGATTGCTCGGACACAGCTGCCTCCTACCCCGCCGCCCTGGCCGAACGGTGGGGCGGGCCCGCCCTGTCGAAGGTTGCGCCAGGCGCGGTTCGGCGTCGCGCCTGGCGGTGTGCGTCAGTTGGTGCCGCGGGTGACCGCGCCGCTGGACTGGAACTCGGCGCTGAACGTGCCCTCCGCGCCGATGTCCTCCGTCACCTCGTAGCTCGTGAGCAGCAGCCCCACGGTGGTGCCAGCCTGGGTGTACTTCGGAAGGGTCGCGGCGGTGCCCTGCGGGTGGAATTCGAAGGCGACAGGAGTGGCGAACCCGTAGAGCGCGTTCAGCTGCGCGTCGATGGTGGGGTCGAACTTGCCCTCGATGCTGACCGTCTTGTCGCGCAGGCCGACGATGTACTCCTTGTCGGCGTCGCCCAGCGTGGTGACCTCGGCCGTCTCGACTTCCTGGGGGAAGCCCACCGACGTGAGGTACGCACTGATGTCGCCAACGACGGTTGGCGCACCCGCGGTGGCGAGCTTAAAGACTGCGTCTTTACCGTGTCGGAACGCCATACGCTTTCCCTTCCGATTCCGCCATTAGTGGTATGCTGGTGGCACCATGACACCAACCTGCCAGTGCGGTTGTGGAAACCCCGTCCGCATCACGAACAAGAACAAAGTCAAGCCGCCGCGCTTCTTGCCGGGCCACAACACCCGCCTTTCGCCAGCGCGGCATGTCTACATCCCACAACCAGATGAAGTGCCGAGCGGCATCTGCGAGTGCGACTGTGGAAACACGACCGGCTTGGCGGTCGCCACAGAACGGTCGCGCCGCCACTTTGCCGGCCATCCGCTTCCATACCTGCGTGGCCATGGACCGCGCGCCCACGGAAAGCATCACCATCTCTGGAAAGGCGGGCGCTATCTTCAACGCGGGTACGTCATGCTGCACCGGCCCAAGCACCAACTTGCCGACTCCAAAGGGTACGTCGCCGAGCACCGGATTGTGGCCGAAGCCATGCTTGGCCGCCCACTGCAGCCTGGCGAGATCGTGCACCACAAGAACGGAAACAAGGCCGACAATCGCCGCCGCAACTTGCAGGTGCTGTCGGGCGTAGCAGAACACGCGCTTGTCCACGACAAGGCTGGTCAGATGCGCGCTGCGAAGAAGAAGACCCATTCTAGTCCCGGTTAATGAAAGCGTTGTAGCGCCAGGTGCCGCCCGCTCCCAGGACGTGCCTGGCGCGAACGTAGCGCTTGATGGTGGTGCCGCTGGCGATGGCGATGCGCTGGGCCACCAGATCCGTGGTCTGCACGGTGAACGTGGCCAGGATCGTGTCGTCGCCCGCGAAGTTGTCGGTGCTGTGGTGGATCTCCACCGTGATGTTGGTGCCGCCAATCTTGTCCAGCACGTGCAGCTGCACGCTGCCGCCGGCCGTGGTGGCCACAGCGTTGTCCACCGTGGCGCCGTTGCCGGTGGCCACCACCGACGTGGACCCAGGCTGCAGGCTCACGCCGCGCTCGGCGCCCACCGAGGATTGCATCTCGATGCTGATGGTGCCTGGCCCGTCGATGGGCTCGGTCGGCTCGTAGGTGGTCAGCTCGCCAGCCACACCGTAGCCAACCCTCCCTGCGGCATCGCCTTGCGGGTAGAAGGCGATCACCTTGTCTTCGCCGGCCAGCAGCCCGTTGATCACCTCGTCGCCGCCGTCATCGGCGCCATCGAAGAACCCATCCGCGTTGAGCGTGGCGTCACGGAGCCCGGTGATGTACTCCTTGTCCGCGTTCTCCAGCACGTCCACGCCGGGAGCCTCGGCCTCCAGGGCAAGCGTGACCGACGACAGGACGGTGTGGCCGTCGAAGCCGTGGACGAAGATGCGCGCGTCTTTGCCGTGTCCGAACGCCATTGCGTCAGCCGCTCCCCCCGTTGCTGGGTGGTCCCTGGGTGCTGTCCGATGCTATCGCGCCATCGCGCAGTTGAACACCACAGGTCTTGCACATCTCCCGCAGGGGTCCACCACCCATGGTGTTCAGCACCTGCCGGTCCGGGTGCCCGCAGGGGCGTGGGTCAGGCGGGCCGGTCTGGGTGGCCGGTTCGTCCAGCAGCACGGCCACCTGGGCGGCCAGGGACTCCAGCTGCAGGTTGATGGCGTGCAGTCGCTTGCGCTGGTCTTCGTTCATGCAGCACTGGATTCGAAGTAGTTGATGGTCACACGCCAGATCACGCCAGTTGTCGCTGGGCAAACGACCGTGCTGGCAGTAGCGGGAAGTTCGCTGCGCCAAGGCGCTTGGCCCGCGCCGCCGGCCAGTGCTGAGTTGGTGTTGGAGCCGATAGCTCTGGCGGTCGTAAGGGACGTGGATACGCCGTAGAGATTCGTCGTAGTCACAACCACAGGAGTGGCGCCACCAGTGCTTGCGGCAGTGGCATACATCTGGATCGACGTGCTGGTGATGTGGTGGTACTTCCCAGCAGGTGGCGCCGGCAACGTGAGGGTAAGGGCGCCGCCATCGCTGCTGGTGCCAGCCACCGATGTGGCGGCCTGGTGCTGAATCAACTGTGCCACGCTCTCCTCCTGCTCTTGAAGGAACACGTCGAATTCGGCCGTGACGTGCTCCACACCGTTCTCTGGATCAGCGACCGGTGTGTAGTTGTTGAAGACAACCCGAACCAGCTGGTACCCGATCACGCCAGGGTCTTCGTCCAGCTTCGCATCGCCCAGCAGTTCGTTGAGCCGCCGCAGGATGGCATATGCCTTCTGCATTCCGAAGGTCTTCGTCCACACAGCCACGACCGCGCGGATGCGCTCGCCGCTGCTGGCAAAGGTGCTGTTGGCCGAACTGTTGAACACTCCGATGGTGACGTAGGGAAAGGTCTGCCGGCCCTGAAGGTCAGACGCGGCGGCCACGTCTCGAATGGCGTCGATTCTTGGCGTGGTCGTGTCGGCGGATGACCCATTCGGATCGAGAAGCCCACCGACGCCCGTATCGCCGCTCAATACGCGGTAAAAGACTTCCTGCAGCGGGTCGGCCGCGGCCTTCACCGGCGCGCCTTCTGAAAGCCCTTCATGGCCGCGCGCAGGTTCGTCGCGGCCCGCTGAGCGAACGCGGTGCGCTGCGCTTCACCGGCTGGCCGCAGGTGCGGCTGCGCGCGCTGCCGACTGGTGCCAAGCTCCACGTATGGCGCGTAGGGCGCGATCCTGTCGTCGCTGCCAACCCTGGCGGTGAGCTTCGCCTCCATCAGCTCCACGTGGTAGCTGCGGCGCAGGTTGCCAGTGCGGTAGGGCGCGGCATGCGGGCCGCCCTTCACGTCGTTCTCGATGGCGATGGCCGTCTCCTTCACGGCCTCCCACACGGCGCGGCGCACCACACGGTCTACCTCGTCCGAGTAGTCCACCTTGCGCTTGATCTTGACCTTCCAAACCAGCGCCATTAGACCGTCTCCGTGCAGTCGCAGAAGGCTACCTCGTTGCTGGCCGACGACAACGCCAGGTCAAGGTGCGTCTTGGCCACGTGCCGGATGTCCCAGGTGCGACCATCCCGTGTGGTGAACCGCCCGCCTTCCTGGACCCCGCCCGTCACGGCCCGGTCGTCCACGATGATCTGAGCGAAGTTGCGCCCCGCCAACTGCTGCGCCAGGACGTCCGGCGCCGGGGCCCCGACGTTGATGCGGGCCCGCAGCGTGACGGCGCTGCCGAAGGTCACGGTGGACCCGCCGCGCCCGTTGGGCGTCGCGGACTGGACCGTGTAGCTGACGCTGTCGCGCAGCAGTAGGGCCGTCACACCCACCGGGCGGACCTCCGCTTGTGCTTGCGCAGGATCGCCTGGATAGATGGTGGGATGCCCATGTTGAGGAACGTCTCGCCGCCCAGCCCGGACGTGACCGACTTGGCGTTGGCCCGGTGCTCCCGGTACCAGTAGGCAGCCAGTTCCGCCTCGGCGTCCGTCAGGTCCGGGTAGGTCGCGGCTGCCGTGGCCGTCGGCGTGTAGTCCACCTGCAGGATGGACCACTCGCCCAGGCGGTAGCGGGCGCTGCGCGGGAAGACGTCGTAGGTCGGCCAGCCCCAGCCGGCCAGGTCCGGCACCAGGATGATCTCGCCGCGGGCCGCGTCCACCAGGTCCCCGGTGATCGTGGTGAGCACGGCGGACCCGGGGTCACGGATCTTGACGCTGGCCAGCGTGGTGATCGGGCGCTTGGCCGTGTAGATGGTCCCGTCGCGCGGGACATTGCGGAACACCTCCGTGAGCGCAGTCGCGCTCAGGGTGTAGCCGGCGTCACTTACGACGAAGGCCGAAGCCGCGTCGAGCACGGCTTGGATTGCCGTGTCCAGGCTCGTGTCCGTCGCCAGCACGTCCAGCTTCGCCTTCACCTGCGTCAGCGTTGCCAGCGTCGCCACGGTTCACCGCCTCCGCAGCGGTGGGGGCGGCCGCCGGTTCCGCTGCGGGTGGTGCCGGCGACTGGTCGTCCACGTCGGGCAGGACGTCCACGATGCCCTTGCTGGTCCGCGACACGTCCAGCAGGGCCTTGGTCCGCCAGGACCCCTTGGGAAAGGAGTAGTCCCCTGGCGGGGGATTCCAGCCAGACAGTGCCACGGGCTTCTTGATTCGGAATCGCATGCGTTCCCTCCGCAGGATGCGTCAGGCGTACATCAGATCAGGTAGTTGGATCAGCGCGGGCCGCCAGCGAAGTGCCAGAAGATCAACAGCACCTCCAGGCCGGTGGTCGCGGTGGTGTCGAA